TCCAGAATGACCAGAAGATCCTGACCCCGCTGGAGGAGAACCTGTTCGACGACTGTACCTGGAACCGGGACATTAACATCTGCCTCCAGAAGCACAACCCGAACCGATACCTGCTCCCGTTCGATGACGGGAAGCGGAAACCGGAGGAGAAGTATGGAGCGTAAGAGCGAAGCCGTCCGGCGGCTGGTAGCAGCCGGAGACTTCAAGGCTGCGCTCCGCATCGCCAAGGATTTCCGGCTGGGGATCTCGAAAGAGGACTCGGACAACATGCGCCGGGGATACGAGTGCCTGGTCTATCCGGCGTTTTATCAATCAATCGGCAAAGACCCCTCGGAAATCGCGCAAAAGGGCGTGGAAACCGTGCAAAGACTGTACGGGATATAACTCCACCCCCGGAAATACAAGCCCGTAAAATGGCCCCTACGCATTCGTGCGAGGGGCTATTTTCATGCAGAAAGAAGGTGAGATCTGATGGCCAGAAACCCGAAACAGGACGCCAACCTGAAGCCGATCCGCAGTGGCGACCTAAGTAAAGAGGAGCTAAAGAAACGGCAGCACAACGGTGGCGTTAAATCTGGAGAGGCCCGAAGGGCAAAACGAGATGCCAGATCAGCCGTCAGATACCTGCTTGATATGGCTGCGAAAGGAAAGATCGCCAGCAACCTGGCAGAGCTCGGATTTCCGGTCAATGAGCAGACGAACATGGCTGCGCTCCAGGCCAGGCTGTTCACCATGGCTATGGGCGGAAACCTGGACGCCTACACCGCCTTGATGCGGATGGCCGGGTATGAACCGGAGGAGAACCGCAAGGAGCGCGAGAGCATCGCAGCAGACCGGCGCCGGGAGATCGAGCTGGACGCCAAGGTGGCTGCTCTGGGCTCCAACCCGGATGGATATAGCGCGTCGCTCAATATGAACGACGAGGACGGCAACAGCGATGTTGTCATCTACATGCCGCAGATCCAGGCCGAGGAAAGCTGCGAGATGAAAGAGAAAGAGGAAGGCAAACCGGGCCCCGGGGAGACCGCAGAAGCGCCGTCAGAGCAGTAAGGCGGTGATAGGATGTCGCAGATCCTGAAGCCGCAGGAAGGCCCTCAAACCCAGTTCATGGCCACCCCCGCAAACGTCTGTATATACGGGGGAGCCGCCGGCGGCGGTAAATCCTACGGGCTGCTGCTCTCACCGCTGCGGTACAAGAATGTGCCCGGCTTCGGATGCACCATCTTCCGCCGCAATTTTAATCAGATTTTTTCCCAGGGCGGCCTTTGGGACGAGTCCATGCAGATCTACCGTGGCATCCGAGGGGCTGACCCGAAGATTGCGAGAGGTCAGTGGTGGTTCAGGGACAAGGACGGGAATATCGTCTCGAAGGTGACCTTCGCCCATATCGAGCGGGATGAAGATGTCCACAAATGGCAAGGCGCCCAGATCTGTGAGATCGGATTTGACGAGCTGACCCACTTCTCCGAAAAGACGTTCTTCTACATGCTGTCCCGTAACCGCTCCACCTGCGGCGTGACCCCGTTTGTCCGGGCCACCTGCAACCCGGATGCGGATAGCTGGGTGGCAAAGTTCATCGAATGGTGGATAGATAAGGACACGGGATACCCCATCCAGGAGCGCAGCGGCAAGATCCGGTGGTTCATCCGCCGGAATGAAACGCTGTACTGGGCGAACACCAGGCAGGAGCTCTGGGAACAGTTTGGCCTCCAGACGGAGGAAGAACGGCAGGAGCCTCGCTCGGTCACCTTCATCGCCTCGAAGCTGCAAGACAACAAGGAGCTGCTGCGGGTCAACCCAGGCTACCTGGCCAACTTGAAAGCCCTGTCCGTCATTGAGCGGGAACGGCTCCTGAATGGTAACTGGAAGATCAAGGCGGCAGCCGGCCTGTTTTTCAAGCGAACCCAGCTGGGCGATATTCTGGACAAAGTCCCGAACGACGTTATCCGATGGGTACGCTGCTGGGACTTGGCCGCCACCGAGAAGACAGAGGACGGCGATCCGGCTTATACCTCCGGCGTACTCATTGGAAAGCGGAAGAATGGCCGGTACGTCATCGCCGATGTCATCAACCGGCAGATGTCGGCCTCGGATGTGCGAAAGACCATCAAGCTCACGGCCCAGGCAGACCGGGCCGCCTACAAGCGCGTCCGCATCCGGCTCCCCAAAGACCCCGGGCAGGCCGGCAAGGAGCAGGCGGAGTCCTACATCAAGTACCTGGCGGGCTTTGATGTGAAGACCGTGGCAGAAACAGGCAGCAAGGAGGCCAGGGCGGAGCCTATGGCCGCACAGTGGCAGGCCGGCAACTTCGACCTGGTGGCCGGCCCCTGGAATGAGGAGTACCTGTTGCAGCTGGAAAACTTCCCGGATGGGAAGTTCAAGGATATGGTGGACGCTTCCGCCAACGGATTTGCAGAGATCGAGGCCAGTTCCTTCGATGTCAGCAGCCTGATTTGATTACGATACCGGAGAGAGGTGTAAAACGGCATGGGAGAATCGAAAATGGCCCAGCTCGACCGCATCAGACGCTACAACGACCTGATCCTGAAGCAGGCCGGCAAGGCGGTGCGGCCGTTTCGTGCTGATGGCTATGTGAACATGATGACCCGGTATGGTACTCAAAAGGACTCGTCCGAGCAGTACAAGTACATCCCGGAGAGCGCCGTCCCCGACGAGCTGCTGACCATGTACTACGAAGGGAATGGCCTGTTCGCCAAGATCATCGACACCCCGGCCGAGGAGGCCATAAAGCACGGCTTCAAGCTGAAGGACATCTCGGATCAGAAGGTCGAGGACTTCTACACCGAGGCCCTGGACGAGCTGGACTGGGACGAAACCGCCATCACCAGCCTGAAATGGGCCCGGCTCTTTGGAGGCTCCCTGGCGGTCATGCTTATCAATGACGGGCGCGGCTTGGATGAACCGCTTGACTGGCGCAACATCCAGTCCATCGACGACATCCGGGTATTTGACCGCTCCGTTGTTCAGCCCGACTACACGCCGCTGTTCAACTACGACCCGAGAGATCCGTTCAGCACACGGGCAAGCCGCCTGGGCCTGCCTGAATACTACCAGGTATTCAGCAAGTACGGGAGCTTTACAGTCCATGACAGCCGGTGCCTCGTTTTTCAAAACGGCATACTGCCTGAAAACACCACGAACTCTGTCTACCAGCTCTGGGGCGTCCCGGAGTACATCCGGCTCAATAAGGCCCTGCGGGATGCGGAGATCGCGCACCGCAGCGCCCCAAAGCTGCTGGATCGCTCCGTCCAGCCCATCTACAAGATGCAGAACCTGGCAGAGGAGCTGGCCACAGAGGAAGGCGAGAACAAAGTGCTGAAGCGCCTCCAGGTCATCGACATGGCCCGGGGGCTCCTGAACAGCCTGGTCATCGACGCCGAGGGCGAGGACTACGACTTCAAGACGTTCCAGTTCAGCGGCATCAACGATGTGGTGAGCGCGTCCTGCAATATGCTGTCCGCCCTCTCCAACATCCCGCAGACCATCCTGTTCGGCCAGGCCGTCGGGGGTATGAGCTCCACCGACGACACCAGCATGGAGAACTACTACAACTACATCGAGCGCATCCAGCGCCGGATGCTCAAGAGCAATCTGCGGTATCTGCTGTCCATCATCTTCCAGGCCGGCCTTGCCACCGGAGAGGTCGATGAAGTCCCGAAGCTGAAGATCGAGTTCAATCCGCTCTGGTCTTTGAGCGACCTGGAGCAGGCTGACCTGGAGCAGAAGCGGGAGCAGACCAAGTTCACCCGGGCGCAGACCGCCCAGATCTATGTCAACATGCAGGCCATCGACCCGAGCGAGGTACGCCAGAAGCTGGCCGACAGCGAGGAGTTCGACGTGGAGGCCATGCTGGACGAATACGACGATGAAGACCTGCTCCCGGAGCAGATTGAAGGGGAGATCCCGGCAGAAGCCGTGGGACAGGTCGCACAGCCCTGGAGCGGTAGTATCGCCGAAGAAGGCAGCTTCCCTGAATACGGGCAGGATGTCAGCGTCGAGGAGCACAATGCCGACCCGGAGGAAGGGGGAAACGCTCCTGCTGCGGCCCCTGCGGCCACGAAGCTGCCCCAGGACATGAGTGCCGAGGAGCTTGAGGAGAAGGCAGATAAGGGAGTAGGCAACGCTGACGGGGTGGACGGGACTATCAACCGGCCAAAAGACTCCGTGGGCGTCCTGGTGATCTCGAATGGCCGTGTCCTTTCCGGCACCCGACACAATGACTTCGGCTACGGCCTCGTCTGCGGCCCGGGCGGCCATGTGGAACCCGGGGAAACCCCCGTGCAGGCGGCCTTCCGGGAAACGGAGGAGGAGTTCGGCATCAGCCCGAAGGAGCTGATCCCGCTCGGACGTGGCCCCCTGGAGCCGGATACCGGCCTGCGGCCCCATCTGTTCCTCTGCACCGACTACGAAGGCGAGCCGGATTGCCTCGACCTGGAGATGTCCGGGGCGAAGTTCCGCACCATGCAGGAACTGGACGAACTGGCCGCCTCCATGTTCCAGCCGTTCGCCGACGGCCTGAAGATCCTGAAGACCTGCATCGACACCGCCCTGTTTTTCGGGGATGATGATGGCGAGATGCTTGAGGAACTGGCCGAGAGCGTCGGAGAGGCAGTCGAGGAACACGGTTCGGAAACGAATATTTCTGAAAATCCTATTGACAAATCCGTCAAAACAGTTACGATAAAGTATCAGGATACCACCAAGGATGGTGGCCCTGGATCTGGAAACCACGGGCACAAAGGCCGCCCCGGCCAGAAGGGCGGGAGCGAGCACAGCCTTGGCCCGAAGGAGAAAGCCAAGATCGAGAAGCGCCTTGTGGGGCAGAGAACCCTCGACGGCGTCGAGATACGTTCTGTTTCGGCCCATGCCTTCGATAGGATCGGAGGCAGAAAGATGTCCGTAGGGAGAATAGACAAAATGAGGACTGACGGGGTGCCGAGCCCCGGGAACCGTCCGCATACCAGGTGCTACGACATCGAAGGTAGCCGGATGGTCGTTGATACTGAAAGCGGTAACGTGATGACCGTGATGTGGAGAGGAGGCCGCAAGAAATGAACCCGAGCGCAGAAGCTGTCCTTGATGTTCTCAGCCAAACGCAGCTCGACTTCATCGAGCAGGAGTTTGGCTACACCAAGGAGGCCATCGCCGCCATGAGCGACGACGAGATTGACGAACTGTATGACCAGATCGCCGACATCGAGGTCGATGAAACCGTGGATGCGGACAGAGACGGCCGTGACCTCACGGAACGGGGCAAAACCGCCGAAGGTATCGTGACGGTAATCGGGAACGAGCTGTATCGTCCCGATGGAGAGCCCAGCCTGGAGGGCGAGGAGTAACCCTCTGCGTGGTGGCGGAATAGGTAGACGCTTTTATCATAAGCCTGGATAGTGGTCGGGGCACCGTAGCGGTTCATAAAGCCGGAGGACGCTTGTAGGAAAGCCAGGTATGCGGGGTGCAGATCCCCGCCCACGCAATAGAATATGGGGAGAGCGGAGTGGCCGAGGAGGCCGCCCCGCTTTTTTCATGCCCCGCGACCCGAATACAGCGATTTCCACGGGCCGTAGCAATACCTACCCCATTAGAACGGCTCCCAGCGGTTTTAGGAGCCTTTTAGGAGGACACATGAAGCTGAACATTCTGGGTACTGAATATGCCGTCGTGGTCAAGAAATACGACGAAGACGAGGCGTTTGCCCGCCTCAACATCGACGGATACTGCGACGGCCTGATAAAGAAGATCGTGGTCTGCGACATGGCCACCTACAAAGGCTGGGAGCATGAGCCTGCGGAGACCATTGAGGCCGCCCAGAGAGAAACGCTCCGGCATGAGATTGTCCATGCGTTTTTCAACGAAAGCGGCCTTGCCAGCAGCTCCTTCGGCATCGAAGGCCCGTGGGCCAAGAACGAGGAGATGGTGGACTGGATCGCCCTCCAGGGCCCGAAGATTTACAAGGTCTGGGAAGATGCGGGGGCGCTCTGAAGGAGGGGTGCAGATGTTCCAGATTGATGACGAGCTGAAGGCCCTGGCCGCGAAGGTCATCGCCGACAGGAAAGACCTGAAGCGCCTGGATACGCCCGAGTGCAGGGTCGCCTATCTGTACTCCGACAAGGAGAAGAAAAGCCACGGCAAAGCCGTCTACGCCGACACCGAGAAGGTCAGCGAGAAGGTGAAGGCTCTCGCTCCCTATGACTTCATCGTCACCTTCTACCGGCCGAGCTGCGCCGGGCTCTCCGCAGAGAAAATGGAGATCCTGATGCACCACGAGCTGAAGCACATCGGCTTCGAGCCGGGGAAGCCCTGTTACATCATCCCGCATGATGTCGAAGACTTTTCCGACATCATCGACGAACACGGGATGAACTGGATTATCTGACCATCACAGGGGCACGGAATACCCCGCCAAATCGCCATAAAGGGCCGGGAAAGGGGGTAAGGCCCCATGACCAACAAACAACACCAGTTAGCCGTCCAAGAGGCGGTAAAGGGCAAATTCAGGGGACATCAACCCCTCCGCAGCCGGTCTGTTCCGCACTACCCGGACACGGCGGAGCGGGAGTTCAAGCGGGTGACAAACGGCTACATCCGGCTCCTGAAGAAGTCGCTCATGGAGCACCTGCCCTCCATCATCGAGGAGTACCGGCGTGAGCAGCGCAACGACTCCAGGCTGGACGCCTCCAGAAACCTGGAGGACAAGGTTCGCCAGGAGCTCCAGAAGGTTGCCGAGGAACTGGAGCAGAAGCTGGCCGCATTCGGGCTGGACAGCCTCGTGAAGAAGATCGCCAGGCTCACCAAGACCAACTCGCTCCGGGAATGGAAGCGGGTGTGCAAGGACACCCTCGGCATCGACCTGATGGATGACTATTACAGCGGCGACTTCTACGAGGAGGCCCTGCGGCGCTGGGTGGATGAAAACGTCCAAAAGATCAAGAGCATACCGAACGACACGCTCGGCTCCATGCGCGAAATCATTCTGGACGGATTCAGGAAGGGCCGCACCGTCACGGACATCTCGAAGGAGATCCAGAAGGAATACAGCGTCACCCGCCGCAAAGCGCAGGCCCTGGCCCGTGACCAGGTATCCACGCTGAACGCCAAGATCTCCAAAATGCAGCAGGAGGATGCGGGCTGTACCAAATACCGCTGGTCATCCTCCAAGGACAGCCGTGTCCGGGATTGCCACCGGGCCCTGGACGGCAAGATATTCCGGTGGGATGACCCGCCGGAGATGTGGTATGAAACGAAGGCGGGCCGGGTCTACACCGGGAGGCACTGCCACCCCGGCGAGGACTATTGCTGCCGGTGTGTGGCCATACCCGTGTTTGACCTCGACACCGTGGACGTTCCGATGCAGAAAGCGAAAGAGAGGGACTGACCTGAATGGAGGAGAAGGAGAAGATCAAGGTCTATATCGACATTCAGGACGGAAAGACCGTCTGCATCTGCAAGCGGAACCGGAAGGGCTGCAACAAGAAGTGCGAGCCCGACGTCGTCGAGAGGGACAAGTTTGAAGGCTGGAAGGACACCTTCCGCCGTGACCGCTTCGGGAAATCGCCCTGAACGGGCTGCCGAGGGAGGGAATGTTGCCTATGAGGATGAATGTGCTGATATACAGCCGGGACCCCCCTGACCGGGCGACAGGGCCTCCCGGGAACAGATTTGACAGAAAGGACTGAAACGCCATGAAAAACGCTTACGCCATCAGCAGCTTGAGCCGGCAGATGGTCAAGGTATGCGAGCAGATCGACAGCCTGGCCATGGGCGTCCAGGATACCGAGCAGAGTGTCGGCGATGTGGTCGATACCTACCAGGATATGCTCCTGGACGAACTGGAGCACGTCCAGGTGCTCACCCTCAAGCTGACGGAGATGATCTCCCAGGCCGTAGGGGAGGAGACTGCCAACGCCGACGAAGGCGAGGGCAGCGCCTTTGCCGAAGGGGAGCTTACCGTCGTGAAAGAAGGCTCCGAAGACGGTGAGGGCAGCGAGGCTGATCCCGGGGATAAGCCCGCAGAATGACCGCCCTACGCCATGAAAACACGAAAGGGGGTGGGGGCCCTGTGACCCCAAAGCTGACCCGTGTGGTACGCCTGGATAGCCTTCCGCTGAACCAGACCTACTTCACGGCCGAGGGATACCTGATCGACCGGCCGATCCTGACCAGCACGGGTATCTTCGAGTACACCAACCCTGACGGATCTGTCAGGAGGGAACTTCGGCTCCCGGAAGAGGTTTTCGCGCCTGAAAGCCTCAAGACCTACAAGGGCAAGCCCATCATCATCACTCACGACGCCGGCCTCATTACGAAGGACAATGTCCACGAAAATGCGGTCGGCACTATTTTGTCCGAAGGGTATCGGAACGGTAACGATGTCCGAGCCGAAATCATCATCCATGACACGGACGAGATGAAATCGGCGGGATTGAAGGAATTGTCCCTCGGCTATAACCTCGATCTCGATGAAACTCCGGGCGAATGGGAAGGGCAGCCCTACGACGCAGTTCAGCGGAACATCGTTATCAATCACTTGGCACTTGTCCTTGAGGCCAGGGCCGGTGAGCAGGCACGGCTGAATATCGACAGCCGTGACCGAAAAATGAAAGGAGCAAAGAACATGAGTGCAAACCCCAAGACCAAGAAGGGAGCTCGCCGGGCCGATGGTGTCATGTCCCCCGAAGAGCTCGCCAAGGCCATCGAGGCTTACAAGAACCGCCGCGCCCAGCGCATGGCCGCCAAGGCCGACGAGGAGGGCGACGTGAAGCCTGCTGATGTGCCTGCCTCCGCCCCCGCTGCGGAGGTCAAGCCCGCTTCCGACGGCGATGACACCGTCATCGCTGCCTCCGGCAAGGAGGACGGCGACGACACCGCCGCCAAGGTGCAGATGGTCAAGGATCGCCGTGACCGTCGTGGCCAGGAAGGCGACCCCAAGACCCTCGACGAGGCCAATGGCGTGATCGCCAACCAGGATGACGATATGGAGATCCTGTTCGACATCATCGACACCCTGCTCGCCGAGAAGGACTTCGACTGCGCTGCCCTGGACGGCTCCAAGTGCGACGGCGAGAACTGCGACGAGGACGACGAGGGCGCTGCTCCCGCCGCCACCGTGCCTGCCAAGGCCCAGGAAGACGAGGATGACGAGGTCGAGCTGCCCACGGAGGAGAACACCGACGGCGACGACGATGACATCCCCAGCACCAACGCCAAGGATGTCGGCAAGTCCGTGCTGAACGTCGATTCCATCGACGCCATCGTGCGGCAGCGCATCCAGCTCGGCATCGTGGGCCGGGCCCTGAACATGGACGGCCTGGAGAACATGAAGATCATGGACGCCAAGAAGGCCGTCATCCGTGCCGTCCGTCCTGCCCTGCGCCTGGACGGCAAGAGCAAGGCGTACATCAACGCCGCTTTCGACTGCGCCGTTTCCGATGTGAAGGCCAGCACCCGGAAGGACACCGCCTACCAGGTGAAGCAGATGTTCAACCAGGACGGCCGCACCAGCAACCCCGCCGATGACGGCGATTCCTCCGTCAAGGCCCGGCAGCGCATGATCGACCGTCAGCAGAACAAGAAGAAGGAGGACAAGTAAAATGAGTGCTCAGACCCGTTACGGCTACGCAACCCCTATCGGCGCCCCCGGCGGCATCGTCGATCTGGCGCCCTATGCCATCGACACCTTCCTGAATGAGGAGGAGACTGGCACCCTGAAGTTCGGCATGGGCGTTGTCCAGGGCTCCAAGCCCGGCACCAACGTCGCCCTGCCCGCCACCGGCGCCACCGCCGACAAGTTCGAGGGCGTCGCCACCAACAACCGCACCACCGAGTATGACCTGGAGGGCCGCATCTACGTCCGCAAGGGCGTGGGCGTGGGCGTCATGCGCTACGGCCGCATCTATGTCCGTGTCGCGGCCGGCGACGAGCCCGCCTACGGCGACCCCCTGCTGCTTGTCATCAACGGCGACGAAGCTGGCTGCTTCACCAGCACCGAGGACTCCGGCAACACCATCGCTGTGAACGGCCGGTTCTTGGGCGGCGTGGACAATGGCGTGGCTCCTGTCGAGCTGATGCGTGAGCCCGTCACCGGCGGCAACGCTTCTGGTGGTGGCGGCTCCGCTGGCGCCACCAAACTGTCCGATCTGTCCGATGTTGACCTCTCCAGTCCGGCCACCGATGGACAGGTGCTGAAGTACGACAACGCCAGCAGCAAGTGGAAGCCCGGCGATGACAACACCGGAGCATAAGGCGAGAAGGAGGAAGCACTGAGATGAAAAAGCACACTCACTATGACAGCACCGAAATGCGGGCGCTGAAGAACTCCGCCATTCCGGCGGCCATTATGGCGTCCCCCGGCACCCGCTTCGACAGCGCCGAGGACGCCTCTATGTTCTTCGCCCGTGAACTGGATCACGTCAAGGCCCAGTCCTATGACGTGCAGTACCCCGAGTTCACTGCGTTGAACCTGTTCCCCATCAGCTCCGAGGCTGACCCCGGCGCGGAGACCATCACCTACTACACCTACGATAAGACTGGCCTGGCCAAGATTATCGACAACTACTCCACTGACCTGCCCCGAGCCGATGTGAACGGCAAGCCCAGCTATGCCACCATCAAGTCCATCGGCGACAGCTACGGCTACTCCGCCCAGGAGATGCGGGCGTCCCGTCTGGCCGGCAAGTCCCTGGATGTGCGGAAGGCCGAGGCTGCCCGCTACTCCATCGACCACCTGACCAACAAGATCGCCTGGGCCGGCGACGAGGAGAGCGGACTGATGGGCGTCCTGTCCGACGGCCAGAACATCCCGCTCTACACCATCGGCACCGGCGCCGAGTCCGGCAAGACTACCTGGCTGGAGAAGACCGCCGACGAGATCCTGATGGACGTGAACGGGATGCAGAAGCAGGTGGCCAAGGCCACCAAGAACGTGGAGCGCCCCGATACCCTGTGCGTCCCCACCGACGTCTACATGGACATCAGCACCCGGCGTATCCCCGACACCTCCACCACCGTGAAGGCGTTCCTGCTGGAGCACGCTCCCTACCTGAAGGACATCATTTCCGCTCCCGAGCTGGATGCGGACAGCCTGGAGACCAATCCCTACGCCAAGACCACCGGCGGCCAGGGCGTGGCCTTCCTGTTCACCAATGACGCCCGGAAGCTGACCCTGGAGAACCCCATGCCCTTCTACCAGTACCCCCTCCAGGTGCGTAACCTGGAGACCGTCATCCCCTGCGAGGCCCGGACTGCCGGCGTGATCGTGTATTACCCCCTGTCCTGCCTGATCGCTGTGGGCGTCTGCTAAAATTTGCCATGCGGTTACCGAAGTATCACTTCTGTGCCCACACAACGGTAATTCATCAGGGCCGCCGGGGAGGGAAACTCGGCGGCCCTCACTTTAAGGAGGTTGCACCATGATTATCAAGAACATCAGCAGCAAGATTATCAACATCGGCACCGAAATCCTGATGCCTGATAAGCAGCTCCCCGTGGCCGAGGATGTCGCCGAGCTGCCCGCCATCAAGGCGTTTGCCGAGAAGGGCTACGTCGTACTCATTGAGGAGCCGGCAAAGGCCGCGAAATCCGCCGCCGAGAAGAAGCCCGAGCAGGGCGAGGATAAGCAGCCGGAAGGGGAGGCTGCCACCGGGGAGTCCGCTGCGGAGGTGAAGACCCCGAAGCGCACCCTGCGGCGCACCACCACGACCACCACTGCTGCTACGCCCGAGGCTTAACGGGGTGAACGCCATGACGGCCATCGAAATCATCCGGCTCACCGCAGAGGAGTTCAAGGACGTAGACGATGCGACCCTGGAGAAATGGCTTGAGATCGTCCGCCCCATGGTGAGCAAGAAGCAGTTTGGGAAGCTGTACGAGCAGGGCCTTGCCTATCTCGTCTGCCACAAGCTGAAGATGGCCGGCTTCGGCGAAAATCCGCTTGGAGAGGCTGGGATTATCGGCATCGGCTTCGCTGTTGGAAGCGTGTCAGAGGGCGGCAGCAGCGTCAGCTTTGGAGCCAATCAAGCCTCCAACCTCGCAGCGGATGCCGAACTCGGCCTGACTGTTTACGGCGTCCAGTATCTCCAGCTCCGCCGGTCTGTCATCGTACCCATCCATTGTAGCGGGGAGAGGGAGGAGATGTAGCCCATGGGCTTCGGATTTACCGACCTCACCCCAGAAGGGAAGAAGTATTTCCGGGAGCTCAAGAAGATGACCGACATGGAGATCCAGGTCGGCTTCCAGGGCGACCAGAAGTATGAGGATGGCACCAGTATCGCCCAGGTCGCTGCCGTCAACGAGTTCGGCGCCTCGGACATCCCGGAACGGCCGTTCATGCGGCAGAGCTTCGAGAACCATGAGAGCGAGCTTCAGGCGGCCTGCGACGTAGCACAGAGGCTGGTGTCATCCGGCGGTTCGGCGGAACAGGCTCTCCAGCAGATCGGCGTGGTAGCCAAGGGCCTCGTCCAGGACGAGATCGTCAACGGCGGCTTTGCCCCGAACGCAGAGTCCACCATCAAGAAGAAGGGCTCCGAACAGCCGTTGATCGACACCGGCACCATGCGGCAGTCCGTCAATTTTGTCGTGAAGCGGAGAGGAGGATAGCCCTTGAACATCTCGCTTTTCAACAAGCTCTACTGGATCAGACGGTTCGGTGAGCAGAAGAACATCAAGGGCTACCTGGTGTCCGAGCACCACGACTTCGGCGCCAGCCTCAACGTACACCCCTTGAGCACAGACCAGATGCAGGCTCTCCCGGAAGGTCAGCGGAAAGTGAAGCGGCTTGAAGCCCATGGCGTAGCCGGCCTCGTCGTAGCCGACGAAAAGCTGAACCGGAAGGGAGACCTGCTCTATTACCATGGCGACTGGTATGAATGTGTGTCCTCGCAGGTCTGGGACCACACGATCCTGTCACACTTGAACTATCAGTTCGTCCTCGTCCCGAATGATGCGGCCGGCTCCATCGACCTGGAACCGCCCGTAGGCGAACCGGCGCTCCCGGAAGACGGAGGGACGGGGCAGCCTGGAGATCAGGAAACGGAAGAAGGTGATGCCCCGTGAGGGTATCGCAGGCAAAGGAGCTGTTCCGCTCCCTGACGGCGGAATACTTCGTCGGGGCGGAAGTCACCTTCACCCGGCAGAGCAGGGCGGCAAAGCCTCCCCTTGCCCTGGTGACCATCACGCCCGGGAACGTGAAGCGGCCGCTCAACCCCGCCTACAAAGAGATCGGGGGGCAGCTGGTCGGCCACTACCAGTCCCGCATCAGTATGCAGGTAGACCTGTTCACCCACGGGCTCCCGGTCATCGACGATGAAACGGGGCGGACGGTGGCCTATGAGAACACCGCCATGGACGATATGCTCGCCTTCGTGGATTTCCTGAACTCCCAATATGTCATCGAATGGTGCCACGCCCATGACGTGGCCATTTCATTTGATGGCGACCCGCAGGATTTGACCGGCCTGGTGAACGACAACAACTACGAGTACCGTGCCAGGTTGCCCGTCCTGTTCTATTTCACGCAGAAAGCGGTCGGTCATGCCGCCGTGCTCAAAGAGGAAAGCATCCAGTACCCCACCGGAGAGGAAGACCCGGAAAGCGGGCAGCCCATCTACACGCCGGAGGAGCCGGAGGAAACCGAGAGCACCAGCGGCCAGTACGAAGGCGCCGACTACAACACCGAGGACATCGTCATCCCGAAGTTCGAGCAGAGCTCAAGCGGCGGCGGTTCCGAGGAGCTGGCGCAGAAGGAGACCGGCTACTTCACCGAAGTTGACATCAAGGAGGAGAAAAGTCAATGAGCAAAAACTATGACCAGATTGCCACTGTCAACATCGACATCTCGACCCCGATTGTCGATGACGCCAGCTTCGACAATCTGCTGATTATGGGGCCTGCTCCGAAGGGCGAGAACCAGGCGCCGGATGTGGGCGTCTACGCCAGCATCGCCGAGGTTGAAGACGCCGGCTTCGTCACCAGCGGCGACGGTGCTGACCCGGTCGGCGTGGCCGCCCGTGTGGCGTTCTCGCAGAGCCCCGCACCCACCCAGGTCTACATCGCCATCCAGAAGCTGACCGAGGGCGCCGTGGCTGCCGCTGGCACCATCGAGGACGCCAACGACGCCATCGAGGAGTATGCCGGCAAGAAGGAGGGGCTGACCGGGTGCAGCGTGTCCTTCAACGTGGAGGCCCGGAAGTTGAGCATCGTGCTCACAGGGCCCATCACCGGCGTCAAGAATACCGGCCTGTTCGATATGCTCGACGCCATGAAGAAGAAGGGCTACACCGCCTCTGTCGGCGGCGTGGAGTTGACTGACGGCGCCGCCTTCCAGAAGTTCCCCGAGTTCAAGCAGCTGACCGAACTGGCGCAGGGCGGCGAGGATGTTGCTATCCCCGTCGTCGTGAGCAAGGAGGGCGCCAACGATGTCACCTATGAGCTGGTAGTTTCCTATCCCGATCCGAACGCTGCGGATACCGTGGCGGACGCCGGTGATGACGAGCCCCTTGACACCCCCGACAAGGAACTGGAGGCGCCAGCGGTCACCATCGCCCGAGCTCTGGAAATGAGCGGCTGGTATGTGCTCTGCACCGCCGGGGTAGACCCCGAGCTGTATGAGGACATCGCCGCCTACATCGAAACCCAGGAGAAGATGTTCTGTTACACGGAGATGGGCTTCTTCGGTGCCGGCGAGGACGGTGCCAATAAGCCCAGCATCGGCAACGTCTACTTCCGCAGCATGGGTATCTATGGGCGGGAGAGCACGAAGCAGGCCGACGAGGATGTGCCGGAGGCAAACTGGTACATGAATGTGGCCTGGGTCGCCAAGTGGCTCTACTACGACACCGGCAGCGAGACGGCTGCCTTCAAGGCCCTGGCCTCCGTGTATCCGTCCAATCTGTCCAGCACGGAGATGAAGGCACTGGCCGACGCCAGCCTGAACTACTTCATCACCGTCGGCAACAAGAACATCAGCATGAACGGAAAGGTCGCTGCCGGCGAGTGGGCCGACATCATCCGGTTCCGGGACTGGCTGAAGAACGACATGCAGGTGCGGGTCGTGAACCTGTTTGTCACCCGGCCCAAGGTGCCCTACACCGACAGCGGCATCGGCCTGGTACAGAACCAGATGATCGCCTCCCTGAAGTCCGGCCAGGATCGCGGCGGCATCGCCGAGGAGGAGTTCGACGAGGATGGCAACTCCATCCCCGGGTACACGACCTCCGTGCCTCTGGCGTCTAGCCTGACCGCATCCGAGAAGGCTTCCCGGAAGCTGACCAAGTGCAAATTCAAGGCCCGCCTGGCTGGCGCCATCCACTTTGCGGAGCTGGACGGCAGCCTGACCTACGAGCTGTAAGAGAGGAGGAGTGAGCTATGGGAAAGATCAAGACCTATAACCCGAAGGAAGTCACCGTTGCCCTCGGCAACCACATCGTCACCGGCTATGCTGATGACAGCTTCGTCACCATCGACCCCAACGGCGACGGCGTCACCAAAAAGGTCGGGTGCGATGGCGAAATCGTCCGCAGCATCAGCCCTGATGACACCTACATCGTGAAGATCGTGGTGTTGCAGACCTCCGATACGAACTCCTTCCTTCAGGAGCGGTTCGCCCAGGACAAGCAGAGCGGAGACGGCATGTTCCCGATCCTGATTAAGGATCTGAAGGGCGGCCTGGTCTTCAGCACCGACGCCGCCTGGCCCATCAAGCCGGCCTCCCGGGGCTTCGGCAAGGAGTCCGCCAATCGTGAGTGGGAGCTGCACACCGGCTCCGGCAATCTGACCGAATAAGGAACCGAGAAGGGGCTGCCCGGCAGGGCGGCCCCTCTCAATTCAATAAGGGGGTATTGAACCATGACCGTAAAGCAGATGGAGGTCACCGAGAAGAAGATCGGTGAGAACACGTTCTACATCAAGCCGTTTGCGGCCTTCACGGCCGTAAACATCAGCGGCGACCTGGCCGCTGTCATCACCCCGCTCCTGGGCGGGTTTGCCGCTCTGCTCGGCGCCGGCGACGGCAAGGGTGAGAACGGCGAGGAGCCCCAGGAAAAGAAGAACATCATGGATGTCGATGTGAATGAGGCGCTTCCCGTCGTATCCCAGGCTTTCTCCAGCATCTCCGGTGAAAAGTTTGAGCGCCTGATGAAGAAGCTGCTGATCGACTACAAGAACATCTCGGTCGAGGGCGAGAGCACCGACGGGGACGTGAAGCTGCTGACCTATGACCTGGCGAACGAGGTTTTCTGCGGCGATGTCCAGGATATGTATATCCTCTGCTTCGAGGTGATCCGCCTGAATTTCCGGGGTTTTTTCTCGAAAATCAGTACCCAATTTGGCGACCTCGCTTCTCTCGTGCAGATGAAGGTTCCGGGTACTCGAAATACGGAGAATTAGACATTTCGCAGTTCGGCGAGCTCGAAATGAGAATGTATATCCTCATAAAAGCTCGCATCGCCTCGAAGCTGGAGCTGGAAACGGTCTACACCCTCGATGAAGCCCTGAAGCTGTATGCGCTCTACACCATGGACAAGGACATCGAGAAAGCGCAGGCCGACGAGCTGAAAGCGATGCAGCAGAAGGCATGACAGAAAGGGAGGTGATGGTGCATGACGGTTGCCGAGTTTATCAACCGAGTCGGCTTCAGAGTCAGAAACGAAGATGTCGATAAGGTCAACAACACGATCTCTGGCATCAAGAACACGGCGACACGCCTCCTGGGTGCGCTCGGCGTAGGTCTTAGCCTCGCCGCCATCAATGGCCTCGTCGAGGAGTTCACCCGAGTCAACAACCAGATCCGCAACGCCACGGACGCCCTGGGCGACCAGAAGGAGATCCAGCAGGAGATCATGGCAGCAGCGGAGGCCACCCGCACCTCGTATTCCGATACGGCCAATGTGGTGTCCATGCTGGTCAAGGGCAACTCCCAGCTCTTTGGAAACGTCAGCGAGGCGGTGAAGTTCAACAACGCTGCCACGATGCTGTTCAAATCCGCCGGTAAAACGAACGAGGATATTGCCTCGCTGATGGAGGCCATCAACAAATCCTTCCAGAAAGGCTACGTTGACAGCGAGACCATCAGCCAGCTCCTGGAGCGGGCACCGGAGGCCGTGGCCCTGCTGAACAAGCGCCTGGGCACGACCTCGGATCAGCTCGAAGAAATGGCGTCCAGCGGCGCCATGAGCGTCAACGACCTGAAGATGGCCTTCATGGACAGCTACGGCGAGATCGAGGCCGGCTTCGGGAATGTGCAGTACAGCATCACCGACGCCCTGACGGTCATCCGAAGCAAGTGGGGCCTGTGGCTGGCGCAGACCAACGAAACGCTCGGCATCACGGACGGCATCGGCCGGCTCATGGTGTCGGCCTTCAACAAGGTCATCGCCGTACTCGACCGGGTGCGGAACGCCGTGACGTGGCTGGCCGACAAGCTGGGCGGCGTCGATAATATGTTCCGACTGATCGCCATAGCGGCCGGAACGGCCTTCGTCGCCTTCAACTTCGGGAAGATCACGTCCGGGCTCTCGGCCATCTCGAAGTTGCTCACCGGCATCAACCTGAAGACGCTGGCCATCATCGCTGTGGTGGCCATCCTGGCCCTGCTGGTCGATGACTTCATCAACTTCATGCAGGGCAACGACTCGGTCATCGGGACGCTGCTGGCCAATGCCGGCGTCGATGTCGATAAATTCCGGCAGAATATCCTGAAGATTTGGGAGAACATCAAAACGGCCCTCGCCGGTATCTGGCAGGGTATCAAAAACGTGGCGATCCCGGTGTTCCAGGCCATCTGGAGCGCCATCAAGACGGTGTTCACGGCCATCGGCAACGTCATCAAGGCCGTCGCCCCGCAGTTTGCGGACTTCATCGACGGCCTGGCCAACGGCGACGTGGACACTGAACAGTGGGAGCAGCTTGGAGAAGCGATTGCGGTGATAGCCGGCATCATCATCGGCGTCATCGCCGTGCTGAAGGTGTTCGCAGCGGTTCAGGCCATCGTCAACGCCGTCATGGCCGCCAACCCCATCACCTGGATTATCCTCGCCATCGTCGCCCTGATCGCCATTATCGTCCTCTTGATAAAGAACTGGGACAAGGTGAAGGCAGCGTTCCTGGCAGCCTGGGAGAAGATCAAGGCTGCCTGGGGCAAGGTAGTCGATTTCTTCAAGGGTATCTGGGACGGCATCGTCGGGGTGTTCAGCTCCGTGGTGTCCTGGTTCGGCAACCTGTTCCGCAGCGCCTGGGAAGGCATCGTCAACGTGTGGAATACGGTGGTGGGCTGGTTCCAGGGTATCTGGAGCGGCATCACCGGAGTATTCAGCTCCGTGGTGTCCTGGTTCACCGGCATCTTCTCCCAGGCTTGGGAGGGGATCAAGAGCGTATTCAGCACGGTCGGTGAGTTCTTCCAGGGGATCTGGAACACCATCGTCAACCTGTTCACCACCATCGGCACCGCCGTAGGCGACGCCATCAGCGGGGCCGTGAAGGGTGCCATCAACGCCGTGCTGAGCGGCGCTATCACGATTATCAACGGGTTCATCAGCGCCATCAACCTCGCCATCGGCATCATCAACGCCATCCCCGGCGTGGAGATCAAGAAACTGGATAAGCTCGAAGTCCCGCAGCTCGCCCAGGGCGGCTTCGTCCGGCCCAATAAGCCGCAGGCCGTCGTCATTGGCGACAACAAGCATGAGGGCGAGATCGTATCGCCCATCAGCAAAATGCGGGACACCGTCCTGGACGCCATGCAGATGTTCTCCGCCTCGGTGCGGCCGAAGGCGAGCACGGAGCTGCTGTCCACAGTGACCTCCAGCCGGAGCGTTGTCCAGAATGTAAACATCCAGAACACCTTCAACGGCGACAAGGCCATTCAGCAGAAAGCAGCCACCGCTATGGATAAGTCCTCCAGGGACGTGACATCCGAGCTGGCCCGTGGCCTCGCCTACGCCAGATAGGGGGTGCGGTAAATGGCAAGAGCAAAGCAGCCCGTTTCCATCAACGGCATCGAGTTTGACGCCCTGATCGACGAGAGCCGTACCCTGGAGGCTACCGTCCCGGAGTATTCCGTGGAGTCCGGCTTCTCCGTCAGCGACGCCATCATCCTTAGTCCAGAAAAGCTGGACATGACCCTGTTCGTCACCAACACCCCGGTCACCTGGTACAACCGCCACGGCGGGAGCCAGAACCGGGTGGACAGTGTGGTAAAGCAGCTTGAGGAGCTGTACTACGCCGGGGAGCCGGTCACCATCGTCACCTCGGACGCCACATACTCGAACATGGCCATCGAGAGCATTACCTTCAGCAAGAGCACCGAGGTCGGATATGCCCGTGAGATCCCGATTTCCTTCAAGAAGATCCGGGTCACCTCAGCCAAAACGACCACGATCCCGGACAGCTACGGCAAGAGCGGCGCCACCGGGGCGTCCGCCGGCACCGCAAGCACATCCTCCGGGGGTTCCGGCGGGGGCAGCTCCGGCAGCGGCTCGGGCGGCAGCTCCGGCTCCGGCTCGGGAAGCAGCGGCTCCAACGGGAACAGCAAATCCAGCATCCTGTATAGCGCGGCGAACTCTATGGGCCTGATGTGACCATTCGAGCTCCGAGGTCAGCGGAGTGCGCCCGGGGGACGGGGCGCTCTGAAATGCCTGGCCACCCACAACTGCCAGGAGGTGAAGGGGCCAAGGGAAAGCGGCCCTCACAGCCATGTGAAACCTGAACAGAATACGGCCTGCGGCCGCCGAAGCCCTACGCTCTATGCGCGGGGTGCTGATGTAGGCGGCGTGGGCCAATATGCTCCGCTGCGGCTGCATGAGGCGGGCGGGGCCCATGAAGGAGGCATACGCCTATGGACTATATCATCATCGACGTGCCCGACATGAACGACAGCGTTTCCCGGGTGGTGCTGAACGGCACCGCCTACCTTATCCGGTTCACCTGGAATGACTCCGGGGGCTACTGGAAGTTCGGGCTCTACGACTCGCAGAACAGCCCCATCGTCATCGGCGTGAAGCTGGTGCCCCGGTTCCCCCTGAACGTGTTCTACGGGGTGACGAAGCTCCCCAGCGGCGTCTTCGGCGTGATGACCAAGCTCGACCGCATCGGCCGGAAGGACTTCGTTGAGGGCAACGCCCAGTTTGTTTTCGGCCCCGTTGAGTTTGAGGAGTGATTTGCCCTGCGGAATGTCCGTGGATTTTCCGTGGACATTCCAGCGGATAGTCCTTCGGAAAATGTGCGGACGGTCACACGGATAGTCCTTTGGACACAGGCGATTTCTGCCCCGGTTTACCGTGTCCTGCGGAATGTCCGTGGACATTCCTGCGGACAGTCCTATGGACAGTCCGTGGAAAGTCCAGAAAATTTCCGTGGGATTGTCCGCGTTTTTTCATGCGGACACGAGGATTTGCACCTGATTTTGCACCTCATTTTCGGTGTCACTGTAAACGAGGATTTCAGAAAATGCTGTTCCGTATTCCGTTTTTCCGTATACGATTTTTGCCTATTTTTGGTTTTGTCCGCGGACAGTCCTGCGGACAGTCCTATGGACAGTCCGCGGAAAATCCAGCGTAACCGTAACCGTAACCGTAAACGTAACCCTATATAGATATATATTATGTTTTTACTTCGTAAAAACATTTGGTCAAAGCGAGTTTGACCGCCTGTTTTGAGGGCTGGTCTTGAAGGCTGTTTCCGGCTTCGCCGGAGGAAGGCAGAGAGGGGAGAGGGCATGGCTTCATATCAGAATTTTGACCGCCAGTACCGCCTTGCGGCAGGGCAGGCGGGGAGCACGGGCTTCGAGATCGGGGAGACCTCGAAGGCGCAGCCCGTCCCGCTCCACGTCAACTTCTCCCTCCAGAAAAGCGACCTGGAAACACAGAACACGGGGCGGGTGACCGTGTGGAACCTGAACCCGTCCCAGCTGGCCGTCCTGAATGAGAAGGACTGCGTTGTTTCCCTGCGGGCCGGGTACGGAAGCCAGCTGCCCCTGATTTTCGCCGGCATCGTCAGCTATGTCTGCACCAGTATCGACAGCGCCGACCGGAAGACGGAGATCGAGGTCATCGACAATCTGGTCGAAGTGCGGGACACCTACGTCACGGTGTCCTACAACGGCACAGTGAACTGGAAGACCATCTTTGACGATGTGGCCGCACAGATGGGCGTGGCCATCTCGTACTCCTACAACGCCGAGTTCGTTGACATCGCCAACGGGTTTAGCTTCGTAGGGCTGGCCCGGGATATTATGACAAAGGGCTGCAAGTGCTGCAATCTGTCCTGGAGCCTCCAGAACGGCGTCATGCAGGTGAAGAAGCCGGGAGATGTGATGTCCCGGGAGGTGTTCCTGCTCTCGCCGGATACGGGGCTCCTCGGCATCCCGGCCCGGGTAGTGCTCACCCAGGAGGATGCCACGAACAAGAACCAGCTGGGCTGGGACGTGGAGTATTTCCTGAACGGGGCCATCAACATCGACGATTACGTCAAGCTCGAATCGGAAACGGTGACCGGCTTCTTCCGGGTGTACTCCCTGGAGATCTCCGGGGACAACGTATCCGGCGACTGGATCTGTAAAGCCCGGCTCTTGGAGGTGAGTTGATGTATCTTCTGTCATGCCGAGAGTGCTCGGTCGAATATCTGTTCAGGCGCAGGAAAGCGGCGCATGAATTTGGAAACAGATGTCCCCGGTGTGGAGACTATTTGTCTCAGGTTCCACTTGCGAGATATACGTTCACCCCTCCGCCAAATATGCGGGAGGTCGAGATAGCGGTCGAGCAGGTAAAGACCTGGAAGGCCCGGAGAGGGGGAACTGCGGTATGATGGCAGAGTTTGTGCAGCAGGTGTCCAAGATGGTGAAGGACAACATCAAGGGCGTCCATACGGCCTTGCCGGGCACCATCGTATCGTTCGACCCCGGGACTTGCCTGGCCACGGTGCTCCCGACCATGAAGTTCAAGAAACCGGACGGCACCACGGTCGATTTTCCCCAGGTCACCGGCGTCCCGGTGGTGTTCCCACAGGTGATGAACCAGCAGGCCACCATCGCCTTCCCGGTGAAGGCTGGGGACGGCTGCCTTATCATCGTGGCCGAGCAGAGCATCGACTACTGGCTCTACGGCCAGGAAACCGATACCGACCTCGACTTCGACCTGACCAACTCCATCTGCATCCCGGGCCTATTCGCAAAGGCCAACCCCGTCATGGCGGAAGCCTGCAACGGGAACGCCGTGGTGGTGGACGTGAAGGGCACCAAGGTCACTGTCAAGAGCGGGGCCGTCCAGGTGGACGCCGCCACTATCACCCTCAACGGCAACGTGACGGTGAAGGGCAACTTCACCACCACGGGCGGCGTGGTAAATCTGAACTGATGGGAGTGAACGGCATGAAAAGAATGAGCTTTGACCGGGTGCAGCATGTCCCGGAGCTCCCCGACCGGCGGGAGTGGGCGCTGGAGGAAGGCGTCCTCTACATCGCCGACGAGGAGCCGTATGCGGCGTGGCTGTGCCCCTGCGGCTGCGGCCGGATCGTGGTGGTATCCATCGAGCATGAGAACAGCGCCCACCCCACCTGGCGCATCGAGGAGCGGGATGGGAAGGTCACCCTGTCCCCGTCTGTGGACTCGATGTGGTGGCCGTGCCGCTCCCACTACTTCGTCCGGGAGAACCGGATCGAGTGGGTATGATGGGAGGGCGGAAGTATGGCCCAAGCGGCAAGGCTTGGCGACGCTGTGACCGGCACCACGGCCGGGGAGCACAGCGGGCACGTTCCGCCGCACTCGCCCGAGACGTTTACCGGCGAGATAAGCGGCGGATGCTCAAGCGATGTCTTTATCAACGCGATACCGGCCGCCGTCGCCGGGAGCGTGACGACTGAGCGTGACGGCTGCTGCGGCAGCTCCCAGGGCAAGGTGGCCGTGGGGAGCGGCAGCGTGTTCATCAACGGCAAACCGGCGGCAAGAAGGGGAGATGCCCTTGCCCCGCACAGCGGCTCCGGGCAGATAAGCGCCGGGAGCGGGGATGTCAACATCGGCGGATGACCCTCGCTACGGACCCTTTAAGCGTTTTCTACGCCATAGGGGCCGGGGGCTACAAACTACACTCGTAAGGCGCTAAGACGTTTCCTGCGGCCGTTAGGCTGATTTCACGGGGTTTCTCGGAGGGAGGTATCAAGAGTGACAGACATCAGGCTCGGCAAAGACGGCGACATCGTCGTGTCGGAGATCGGGGATATTTCCCTCACCGAGAGCGTGAGGCAAGCCGTGCTGATCCGGCTCCGCTGGATATACCAGGAATGGAGGCTCGGGCCGGAGATGGGCTTCCCCTGGTTCGAGGAGGTTTTCATCAAGAACCCGAACACCGTGAAGATCCGGTCGCTCATACGGGACGAAATCATGCAGGTCGAGGGGGTGACGGCCGCCGAGGTAACCTCGGTCGATTATGACCGGGCGCAGCGGGCTGCCACCTTCAAGTTTACCTGTTCTGTCGGGGAAGCGACATACAGGGAGGAGGTGACACTGTATGAGTGAATACGGTCTGACCCCGAATGGGCCGAATATCAAGAGGCTGGACGCCATTCTGGACAACATGCACACGGGGCTGTCGAAGCGGTGGGGCGTGAATACCAGGCAGAACCCGGAGTCCTTTGTCAATCACATGCTGACCAACATCGCCGACGCCATCGCCGAGCTCTGGGAGTTCGGGGAGGATGTGTACTACTCCGAGTATCCGTCCTTCGCAGAGGGCCGGAGCCTGGACAACGCCGCCCAGTTCGGAGGCTCCACCCGTGAAACGGCGGCGAAGTCCTACTACCCCATCCACTGCACCGGGCGGGACGGCACCACCCTGGCCGCCGGGACGATGATCTCGACGACCACGAACCCCACCACCCAGCTCTCCCTCACCGACAGCAGGCAAATCACCAGAGCGGCCTTCAACAAGGCGGTCATCAAGATCGCCTCGCTGGGCGCAAACGACGTCTACACCGTGGCCCTCAACGGCGCGGTGTTTTCTTATGCCTCGAAGGCGGCGGACGCCACGGAGATCCTGAAGGGGCTGGTGGCAGCCATCAAGGACGAGGACTTCACCGTCAGCCTGGACGAGGAGAACGAGCTGCTGAAGATCGAGGCGGCGGACATCACCTCGACCAATGTGCTGGTGCTCTCGGAGAACTTGACGACGGATACCGTCACCACCATCATCCAGTTCGGGACGGTGGAGACGGGGGACATCCTCGTACCGGAGGGCGTCATCACGAACATCGTGAAGGCAGACGCCGGCCTGTTGAGCGTGGTGAACCTCTGCACCTACATCGCCGGCCGGGACGAGGAAACGGATGCCGAGTTCCGCCAGTCCTACGCCGACAAGATTTTCAACCGCTCCTCCATGATGCTGGAGAGTATCCGGTCTGCCATCCTGAACAACGTCCAGGGCGTGACCAGCGTGGCCCCGTATGAAAACGCCAGCCACGAATGGGACGAGTACGGGCGGCCGCCCCACAGCATCGAGATCGTGGTGGACGGCGGCGACTCCACGGAGATCGCCCAGCAGATACTCCAGAAAAAGGCTGGCGGTATCAACACCTACGGGGACACATCGGTCGTTCTGGCCGGGGAGTACGACGAGGACATCACCATCCGCTTCTCCCGGCCGACCACGGTTTACACCTGGTTCCATCTCGGTATCACGCTCAACAAGAACGAGGCGATCCCGCCCAACTATGTTGACCTGCTCCGGGATGTGGTACTGGAGCACATGGGGGAGCTGAACGCCGGCAAGGACGTGGTGCCCCAGGAGTTCATGTCCGACTTCTACAAAGCCTGCTCCGGTATCAGCTACATCGACATCCGGCTTTTCAAGACCACGGACGCCGGCACGGAGCCGACGGAGTACCCGGACAGGAGCGTACCTATCACAGCCAGACAAAGGGCCTACACTTCGGAAGATATGATCGAGGTGGAGATTGATGGCTGATTTCGTCACCAAACTGAAGCAAGACCTCGTAGAGCAGTTCCGAGGGAAGGCCAACATCGAGGCCCTGATGGAGGTCGTCGGGATAGAGCTCCAGGAGGTCTTTGACTTCTATGAACAGCTCCGCACCCAGCGCAGCGTGGACACCGCCGTCGGGAAGCAGCTGGACGGCGTGGGTGACATCGCCGTGATGACCCGAAAAGAGGCCGGACAGCTGGCCGGGAACCCCATCCCGTTCGAGGTCATCGACGATGACACCTACCGGCAGTATCTGATCTACAAGATACTGAAGAACACCTGCGATTGCACCTACCCCGACATCATCAAGGCGTTCCGCATGTTCTGGGATCGGCCCCTGTACTACACGGAAGACCCGGAACAGCCGGCCACGATGATCTTCGACACCGGGGAGCTCCCGGGCGACGTGGACACCACGCCGCTGTTCAAGACCCCGCTGATCCGGGCCGCCGGCGTGACGCTGAAGCTGTACGCCCGGACATCGGTGGAGATGGATACCGCCTGGCTCCGCCTCCGCAGCGGGCTCGGCTACGCCGTCACGGTCACCCAGCTCCCGACACTGGAGAGGGAGATCGACTACGGGGCGAAGGTATACGCCCGCAGCGGCATCCAGACCATCACGGAGGACACGCTTCCTGGGATTGAGCGTGATTATAAGCTGCACCACAAAATCAGGCTCGGGACGAGCTTCCAGAGGGTGAGCCAGGACGAACTCCCGCCCCTTGAGCGGGAGATTTCTTATGCCGCCACGCTCGATTCCGGCAGCGCCGTCCACAGCATCATGGAGACGCCTATCAACGGCATTTCAATCCAGGAATAATGCCCCCAAAACGATAAGAAGGAGGAACTACGCAAATGAGTTACTACGGCGGAACGATTACAGTAAAAGGCCGCGACCTCATTACCAGCCTGATCGCCGGGGAAACGATTGAGTTCACCCGCATCGTTGTCGGCTCCGGGGAAATGCCTGAAGGCGTTGAACCCATCGACATGGAGGCCCTGGTGAACGAGGTCGCCGAGGCCACCTCGACGGTGCCGACCGTCGAGAACAGTGTCTTGTCTCTGGTGGTCGAGTACCGCAACGACATGAACGGCGGCCTGAAGACGGGCTTCTGGCTCCGGGAGTTTGGCATCTATGCCAAGACCAACAAGAGCGAGGAAGTCCTGCTGTACTACGCCACCCTCGGCGACAGTCCGCAGCCGGTCAATGCCTACCAGGATAACCGAATCGACATCCGGCGCTACCCGGTCACCATCGCTCTGGAGGTCGATGCCGACATCCAGGTCACCTACAACCCCGGCGCTTTCATCACGGCGGCGGAGGCTGAACAGCTTATCCAGTCGATGGTGAGCGAGGCGGTTTCCGACATCGGCACTGCTATCATCGAAGACATCACGATCCCCGCTGAAGGCTGGGCCTGGGACGAGGATCTTGATGAACAGGGCGGGATGGGGATGGATGACTACCGCTACTATGTGGATGTCACCATGGAAAAGGCTTCCGCAAGCCACTTCCCGAATGTCGCCCTGCATAAAAGCGCCCTGGCCGCAGCGAAAGAGGCTGGCCTTTGCCCCTCGGCGAAGGCTGAAAACGGCTACGTTCGGTTCTGGGCGAGAAATCAGCCGTCTGAGGCTATGGAGGCTACCCTGGCCCTGTTTTCCAGCAGCTCTGGCGGCAGCAGCGGGGGAGGTGGAACCTATGTATTGCCGGTAGCGACCAAGACCAGCCTGGGCGGAATCAAAGTCGGTGAAAATCTGAGCATCACCGAAGACGGCACCCTGTCGGCAACGGGCGCCTCTGTGTCCGAGGAAGATATGGCCTCGCCCACGGAGACGGACGAAATGCTTGACGAGGTGTTCGCCCCCGAGGACTGAACGCAGAAATCCAAATAGCAAGGAGGAAAACCTATGGCCTACGATCCCACGAAACTGGTAACCCTCAAAAACCTGAAGGATGCGACGACCCGCATCAAGACGGAGTACCTGGCCGCTATTGCGGCTTCCGGCCACGCCATCTTCCAGAAGGCGGACGCCGTTCCTGACCCCGGCGAGGCCCAGGAAAATGTCCTGTATCTGGTGAAGAACACCGGCACCAACCACTACGACATCTACGCCCTCGTTGATGGGGCGATGGAGTGGCTGGATGATGTCACGGTCAACCTGGACGACTACGTCACCAGCGAGGAGCTGGCCCAGGCCATCGCAAACCTGGGCGCCGGCTCTGTGTATAGCGGCACAAAGACCGACCTGGAGACCGCTGACACCACCGTCATCACCAACTTCTTCGAGCAGGAGGAGGCTCCCACCCCGAAGGAAGGCGACGTGTTCGTCGTGGTCACCACGGTCAGCGGCGTCACCTACGAGATGTCCTCGTACTGGTATGACGGCGAGAACTGGGTGGCCATCACCGGGAATGTTGACGCCAGCAAGGTCATCATGCGCGAGAACATCACCATGGCCGGCAACTACACCCAGGTCGGCAACAAGACCAAGGAGCAGGACGGCACTGCCGACTTCAACACCAAGGGCATGTCTGTGGCGGCGATCCTGACCGACATCTTCAGCAAGCGGCTCCAGCCCGGCACTCCGACCCAGCCCTCCATCAGCGGCTTCAACCTGTCCGGGGCGAAGGCTGTGGAGGCCGGAACGGAACTGGAGGCGGTGAACTACACCGCCGGCACCCTGAACGCCGGCTCCTACCAGTACGGCCCCGACACCGGCGTCGTGGCCTCGAACTGGGTGGTGCAGCGTATCACCGACCAGGGCACCGAGCAGGTCACCAGCGTTGACGCCGCTTCCCTGGAGGCGGGCTCCGACAACAACGGCGGCGCTGGCTTCATCATCGGCGATGTGGGCGGTGAGGGCGTCGTGTCCAGCCTGAAGCTCAAGGCTATCGCCACCCATGGGGCTGGTGTGACCGCCAAGGACAACCTGGGCGATGACTCCAACCCGCCCGTTTCCATCTCCGCCGGCACGAAGGAGAAGACCACCGGGGCCTATACCCCGTACCGGAACTACTTCTACGGCGCCACCACGGAGAAGCCTACCCTGGACAGCGCCTATGTCCGGGGCCTCACCAAGAGCAACAAGGCTTATGCCGCCGGCACTGTCACCATCAATGTGCCCGCCGGGGCGCAGCGTGTGGCCATCGCCTGCCTTGCTTCCAAGGCTGGCGTGACCAAGGTTATCAACGAGACCGCCATGAACGCCGATGTGACCAGCACCTTCGTCCAGTCCACCGTACAGGTCGAGGGCGCCAACGGCTACACCGCCCAGGAGTACAAGGTCTGGGTGTTCGAGCCCGCTGTCCCGTATGAGAACGCCGCGACCCTGAAGGTCACCCTGGGCTGAGAGGAGGGAATGAAGTATGGCTATCAACGGTTCTGAAAAGACTTACGCCTTCATGGAGTTCCCTCTGAGCATGAGCAGGCAGGACGCCTTCCCGCTGGACAAGAGCTCCGTGTTCTACTCCGTCGTAGAGGCGGAGACCTACGCGCAGACGAGCCCGCTGGCCTATGTGGGCCAGCACATCTCCGTTGTCGTTGACGGAGTTTCCACCGCCTATCAGATCAAGAACGCCGCCGGCGAGCTGGAGCCCATGGGCGCCGCTGCCGTGAGCGTGGCTTCTGATACGGAGGTCGAGGAGATGTTTGACGAAGTGTTTGGTGCGGATCAGTCCGAAGCCTGACGCCCGTTGAGCAAATAAAAATCAAAATCAGGAGGAATAGAAAATGTCTTACGACACCAGCAAGCTCGTGAAACTCGGTCACCTGAAGGATCTGGCGACCAAGATCAAGAACGACTACGCCACCAAGGCGGAGCTCCAGGCCATCAAGCTCCCGGAGTACAGCGTAGCCAAGCAGGCCACCGCCGAGGCCGGCTACCTGTCCACCTACTACCTGACCAAGGACGGCGCCCAGGTCGGCGAGAAAATCAACATCCCCAAGGACTTCCTGGTGAACAGCGCCGACATCCTGGAGGTCGAGACCGCGGATGACCCCTATGAGGGCGCCCAGGTCGGTGACCTCTACATCGACTTCGTTATCAACGCCAAGGGCGGCGGCGACACCGCTACCCACATCTACCTGCCCGTCAATGAGCTGGTGGATGCCTACACCGGCGGCAACGGTATCGAGGTCAGCGCCCAGAACCTGATTTCCGCCAAGATCGACACCGCCAACGCCAACGGCCTGGCTGTGACCGCCGCCGGCTTCAAGCTGGATCTGGCGACCACCAGCACCGCCGGCGCCATGTCTGCCGCCGATAAGACCAAGCTGGACGGGATCGCCGCCGGCGCCACCAAGGTCGAGAAGAGCGAGACCAACGGAAACGTCAAGATCAACGGTGAGGAGAAGACCGTCTACACCCATCCCGAGCACACCGCCAAGGAGTCCGGCCTTTACAAGGTGACCGTTGACGCCCAGGGCCATGTCTCTGGCGCGGAGGCTGTCACCAAGGAGGACATCACCGGCCTCGGCATCCCCGGCCAGGATACCACCTACCAGAAGGCCACCCAGCAGGCCGATGGTCTGATGTCCAAAGAGGACAAGGTGAAGCTCGACGGTATGGTCGTAGCCGGAGACGGCGAGGTCACGGAGATGCTGAACGAGGTGTTCGCTGCCTCCTCTGGCGGCGGTGAGGAGGCTTAATTCCGCACAAATGAAGGGGAGGGCGGGGGATTACCCCGCCCTCTGCCTTTTATCCAACAGCTGGAGGTAATTACGCATGGGTAAAATTACACTCTTGAACCACCTGAAAGCCTGTGCGGAGGCGGCCAAGAATTTCACGAATGGCCTGGTCGGAGAACTGGCCCAGTCTGTGACGGACGCCCTGGAGGAGTTTGAGGCTGTGAAGGCCGACAAGCCCAGCTCCGAGGCGATTACCATTCCGACTACGGGCTGGGTCGAGGACGAGAGCGTTCCCGCTTACCCCGTCTACTATGACATCGCAGTGGAGGCCGTCACGGCGAAAGATCGGGCTACGGTCGTTATCGCACCGAGCAGCGTGGGAGACGCCATCGGCTGCGCGATGTGCCCGACCTGTGAGACACTTGCGGGCGTCATCCGCATCAGGGCCGGGAGCGCCCCTACGGCGGCTATATCGGCTGAATACTGGCTCGACCAGGGAAAGGAGTGAAAAACTATGGGATTTGGAACCGTAAACGTCGGCCAGGCACAGGCCGAGAATAACAACTACCTCACCAATGAGCAGGTAGGCGTTGCCGGCGGCCTTGCCACCCTGGGCGGCGACGGCAAACTGACGGAGTCCCAGCGGCCTGTCATCGACGCCTACACCAAGGCGCAGACCGACGGGAAGATCGGTGACGCCGTGGACAGCCACAACGAGAGCGCCACAGCCCACTCCGACATCCGGGGGACTATGGCGACCCTGGAGGCCGCTGTCGAGGCCATTGAGCTGAAGTTCGGCGCAAATGTGACGGAAAACCCCTTCACGGTCACCTTCGCAACGCTGGATGACGTGGTCGTCACCGGCGTCTGGAATACGGCCCAGGCTCGCATCGAGTTCTGACGATGGAGGAAGTTCAGTTTTCTCGCCCCGCTGACGAGCTTTCCTGCATCATCGGAAACCTGTTCGTCACGCTGGAGCCACCCTGCGACTTCGGATGCAGAGCCGGCCTTGTCATCTGCGGAACTACCCACTCAAGAAATCCGGGTAGGCTGATAGTCAAGAGCGACCGCTGCATCTTTTACGGGCGGCCGGAGGATCTGGCCGCCGTACTGAACGGGCGCTGCCCGGAAAGGAGATGCGGACATGGCTGAAAAAGAGTTTCTGCTTGGCAACAGGGCAAGGGAGCTCCTGAAATATACCAAGCACTCTACCCGGGTCGTATCCGACGATGTCAGCCAGAAAGATGTTCGGGCAATCATCAGGCGTATTGCCGAACTCGATGACATCCGGGATGTGAAGTCGGTCTGCTCCGAGGTCGTAGGCACTCTGGACAAGAAGAACAGAGAGGGTTTCACCAAAAGCACTTACCGGCTCTACGGCGAGGACATGAGGATGATCGCCAAAGGCATCCTCTGTGATGTCTATGCGGCAAACAACGTCCACTTCGCCACGGAGGCCAACGTGCGGCTTAGAAAAATTGACGACATCCTCGACGGCTGCTCTCTGCTTCTGGAATATATCCACATCTGCGTGGATGACAAAATCATCAGCGTCAAGAAATCCGCCGTTTGGACGAAGTATGTGACGGATGTGAAGTACATGGCCGCCGCATGGAGGAAGAACGACGGAGGCCGGGCGCGAAAGATCGAAACGGAGGCGAAGGCGGCGGAGGAGCGGAGGCAGTTCGACATGATGAAGGCTGCTGTCCGCGAGGTCGTCAACGACCGCAGATAAGGGTACTCGGCGGGGGCACCCGCCTTGTATTCGGGTATGACTCGTATCGGCCACCAACTGGTGGCTGCGCTCCCCGAACACCAACAACACCAACAACGCCTGGAACGTCAACTCCAATGGCAACTACAACAACAACTGCACCAACTCGTATGGCATCCGCCCCGCTCTGATGGAAAGTGAGGAAGAGTAACCCGCAAGGGCGAAATCTGTGCGCCATCATCAAAGGGAGTCATATCCGTTCCGAAGCCTGTGCATGGGCTGACGATAAACACATCACGCCGAGGCCCGCCGTCCCCCAAAGGGGGCGCAGTGGGCTGCTGGGAGGGAGACAGACCGGCGTTAGGCATGATGGCTGACCGGGAGCTCCCTCTGCACCCCGGCCAGAGGAAGCAACGCGAAGCAAAGAAGGCCCCGCATGACCTACCAAGAGATGTGTACCTTCGAGGTACTGTACGAGGCGTATCTGCAAGCCCGAAAGAGGAAACGGAATAAGGCGGCCACGGCCCAGTACGAGGCCAATGTGCTCGCCTACACCGAGAGACTGGCCCACATCCTCAACACCAAGACCTACAAGCCCAGCAAGTTCGAGACGTTTTTCGTCTATGAGCCAAAGAAACGGCTCGTCCAGGCCCCTGCCTTCGTTGACAAAGTTGTCCTCCATGCGGTAACCGACAACATCATGTATGAGGCGATGACCCGCAGCTTCATCCGGGATAACCACGCCAGCCAGAAAGGGAAGGGCACCCACGACGGCCTCATGCGGCTCAAGGGGCACATGCTGGACTACTATCGCAAGAACGGCGCCGAGGGATGGGTGCTGAAAGGCGATGTCCACCATTTCTTCGCCTCCATCGACCATGACCTCCTGAAAGAGAAGCTGTGGTCGTTGATCCAGAAGCGGGGCATCGACCCGCAGATCTACGACCTGCTATGCACCTACATCGACACTACGGAGGGGCTGCCCCTGGGCTACCAGACCAGCCAGCTCCTTGCTCTGATGTTCCTCGACGAGTTCGACCACATCGTCAAGGAAAGGCTCCGGGTGCGGTGGTACGGGCGGTACATGGATGACTTCTACCTGTTCTTCAGGACAAAGAAGGAGGCCCAGGAGGCGCTGGTCATCATCAAGGAGTATATGGCCGGCAAGAAGCTGGAGCTGAACCAGAAGACCGGGATATTCCCGCTCCGAAACGGGGTGGATTTCCTGGGCTTCCACACCTATCTCGACGAGAACGGCGGCGCGGTGCAGAAGCTCCGGCGGGACAGCATCAATCGCATCCGACGGAAGGTGAACTTCTGGAAGGTGGCATACCCGCAGCATTTCGTGGCGAAAGAGGACATCATCACCAGTTTCACGGCCTGGGACGCACATGCGGCCCACGGGGATACCCACTCTCTTAGGGAAAAGTACGCCAAAATTGTAAGCGACATCATTGGCGAGGAAATCCGCCCCAGGCGGAAGATAAACTCGACGAAGAAAGTCGCCGCTCTGCGGAGGCTGAAGCAGGCGAAGGCAGAATATCGGAAAAAGCACAAGGCGGAGGGGAGGCCCACCGCCTGCTTTTCTGCGCCGATGCCCGATGACCAGCCACCGTGGTAGGGTTTTTATGCCCTACAATTACCAAAGTATAAGTCGGAAAATGCCTCTACGGAAATCCGACTCATACCGCAGATTTCAAAAGGAGGAATACTCATGGCATCTGTCGCTTTGAGCACCAAAGCGGTAGGCAGTACCGTCAAGCTGAAGGTCAACGGGACTGCCAGAGAATTTCTTGTCGTCCATCAGGGCAAGCCCTCCAGCCTCTACGACGAGAGCTGTAATGGCACCTGGCTCCTGATGAAGGACTGCTACGAGAGCCGTCAGTGGCACAGCTCCAACAGCAACAGCTACAAGGCGTCCACCATCCACACATACCTGAACGGCACCTTCCTGAACCTGTTTGACGCCGACATCCGGGAGGTCATCAAGCAGGTGAAGATCCCGTATGTCAACGGGACTGGAAATTCCGCCGTCGCCTCCGGGTCAAGCGGCCTGTCCTGCAAAATCTTCCTGCTGTCCGGCCGTGAGGTGGGCTTCTCCACCAGTGACAACCAGTATTTCCCGAACGATGGCGCCAAGCTGTCCTACTTCGAGTCCGGCACCGGCAGCTCCGCCCTCAACAAGCGAATTGCGAAACTGAACGGGTCGGTCACCGACTGGTGGCTGCGCTCCCCGCTCACCGACGGCGCCGGCGTCGCCTGGAGCGTCTACTCCAATGGCGGCTGCCACAGCAGCCTCTGCGCCAACTCGTATGGCATCCGCCCCGCTTTGGTACTTCCCTCTGACCTCTTGGTCTCTGATGATGGGTCGGTTCAGACGAACACGCCCCCGACCATCACCAGCACCAGCGGCAACAGCGGGGTAAACCTGGGGAGCAAGGCTGCGGCGTTTAGCTTTAAGTATACCCCCAGCGACGCCGACGGGAACAAGATGACGGTGAAGGAGAAGCTGGACGGTGTAGTGAAGAAGACCCGCAGCAACGTGACGAGCGGCACCCAGCTCACCTTTGAGTGTGCGAGCACCGCAGCGGAGTTCCAGAAGATCCTGAACGGGACGCACACGATCACGATTGAGGCGAGCGACGGGCAGGAAACGGCGACCTTTACGGCGACGTTTACGAAGGCGGTGACCGAGGCGACGATCACGCTGGACGAGCCTCTGGCGGTGGAAGGTGACATCACCGTGGCAATTCTGGCGGTGACCGGGGAGATCCCGGTTGACGCCGAATACACGGTGGAGGTCACCAACAACGCCAAGGACAGCTCCCCGGTGTGGCAGGACGCCACGACCGAGGTGAAGAACGGCACGAACATCGTGTTCGAGAACCACGCCAACACCAACGGGGCGGCCTTCAACTTCCGCATTACCGTAAAGCGGGGCAGCTCCAACACCGGCGGCCACATCTCCGGCGTGTCCGGGGCGTTCCAGTAAGGGAGGGATAGAACATGGCGCTGAAGTGGAAGAAGAACGACCTGATGACCCTGGCGGAGAAGAAGGTGCAGATGGCGAATGAGACTTGCCAGAGCCTGATCTACGCCGGCATCGACGTGCAGCTCACCACGGGCCAGGAGCATTTCAGTCTGGAGCCCAACGACCAGACGAACATCGACTCCATGTTCACGGCGGTCACCCTGGGGGCCACGCAGTACCCGTACCACTCGGACGGGGCGCAGTGCAAGATGTACTCCGCCGTTGACATCGTGACGCTGTATGTGGCCTATAAGACCTTCGTGACGAAGCAGACCACCTACTGCAACTTCCTGAAGATCTGGGTGAACCGGGAGACCGACAAGGACGTGCTGGCCGGCATCACCTACGGCAGCGAGCTTCCGAACGACCTGAACGCCGAGATGGAGGAGATCCTGACCGCAGCGGCTGCCGAGATCCAGGCCATCATCGGGAAGATGCAGCAGGCGATGGAGGCGTAATCCGTCGTGAAAGAGAAGCTGAAAGCGATCCTGAAACACGCAGTCCTCACCCTGTGCGGGGGCTGCGTGTACTTTCTTATCGAAATGGCCTGGCGGGGCCACAGCCATTGGACGATGGCCGTGCTGGGCGGGGTCTGCTTCGTGCTGATCGGCGACATCAATGAGTTCATTCCGTGGAATATGCCACTTGTCCTTCAGGGGGCGATAGGCTCCGGCACCGTCACCATCCTGGAGCTGGTGAGTGGCATCATCCTGAACCTCTGGCTGGGCCTGGGGATCTGGGACTACTCCAACATGCCGTTTAACTTTTTGGGCCAGATCTGCCTACCGTTCTCGCTGTTGTGGGTGGCCCTCTCCGTAGTTGCGGTCATACTGGACGATTGGCTCCGGTACTGGCTGTTCGGAGAAGATCGACCTACCTACACGCTATTCTGAAAATTTGAGGAAATGGGAGGGTAAGACGTTGACTGGACTTGAAGAGTTTAAGGAGCTGTTCGGGAACATCACGGTTCTGAACGTCATTGAGCTTCTGCTGGCGGTAGCTTTCCTGGCCTTTCTATACAAGAAGGCAAAGGACTACCTGACCCAGCGGTACGAAGCGACCAAACTGAAGGACGAGCAGCTGAAGACGGCGCTTGACGCCGTAAGCCAGTACCCGAAGTACCGGGAGCAAAGCATTAAGATCCAGCAGGAGCTGGAGAGCAAGATCGGCGAGCTGAAGCAGAGCCAGGACGAAAACACGGCCAGGCTGAAGGCCATGGAGGAGATCCAGAAGCGGCAGAAGCGGAATGAACTGCGTGACCGGCTCCTCCAGAGCTATCGGTACTACACCGACCGGCGCAGGAACCCGAAGCAGGTTTGGAACCGCATGGAGGCCGAGGCGTTCTGGGAGCTGTTTGGCGACTATGAGGCCGCCGACGGAGACGGGTATATCCACACGGTAGTCCAGCCGGCCATGAACCTCCTGAAGATCGTTGAAATGGACGAGCTGGCCAGGAGCGACGAAGACCCGCATCACCCTGGCCAGCTTGCCCCCGTGATTTCAGACGGGGGTGAGGCGGAGTGATGACACTGCCGCTTCAGACCGTGGTGGTGATAGCGGCCACGGCCGCCGTCGCCGGCGCCGTTGCGCTGTACCTGGCCGCTGCGGTCATCTCGGGCCGGAAAAAGAGGAAGAAGCGCCGGGGCAGGAACACTGCCTCGGCCGCTTCCGTTTCTGCGCCTCCGGCCACGCCGAAGAAGAAGTCGCTGATGTCCCGCCTCTGGGCGAAGGTCAGCGGCATCGGGACGATGAATGTGATCCTGCTCGTCTGCGGCGGCGCTCTGTTCGCCTTCACCTGGGAGATGATCGAACTGTTCAAGCAGTATGGCATGGTGCCGGACACGCTCGTCACCTGCGTCTTCGCCGCTCTGACCGGCGAGTGCGGCGTGATGGGCTGGATCAAGACCTCGAAGGTGAAGCACCAGGAGCGGAGATGGCAGAAGGAAGATATGCGGGAGGCCAACATGGCGGCTCAGATGCCGGCGGTTGACCCGTCCGCCGAGGGAACGCCAAAGGAGTGAGGACAAATGGCGCTTACCGGAAAGAACAATGAAGAGAAGATCTGGAACTACCTGAAGGCCCAGGGCCTGACCGACTGCGGCGTGGCCGGCCTCATGGGGAACCTGTACGCCGAGTCGGGGCTGATCCCGACGAACCTCCAGAACAGCTACGAAAAGAAGCTCGGCTATACCGACGCCGCCTACACGGAGGCGGTGGATAGCGGGGCTTATTCCAACTTCGTGCGGGACAGCGCCGGCTACGGGCTGGCGCAGTGGACGTACTGGAGCCGGAAGCAGGCCCTTCTGGACTACGCCAAGGCCGCCGGGAAATCCGTAGGCGACCTGGAGACCCAGCTGGGATTTCTGATGCAGGAGCTGGCCGGGAGCTTCAAGGCCGTCCTGAACACGCTGAAGTCGGCGACTACTGTGAAGGCTGCCTCCAACGCCGTGCTGCTCCAGTTCGAGCGGCCGGCAGATCAGAGCGCATCGGTGCAGACGAAGCGGGCCGGGTACGGCCAGACCTACTACGACAAATATGCGGCGGAGGACGCCGAGAAGGAGGAAACGACAGTGGCTACCAAAATCACGACTGCCGCCCAGCTGGCGGAGCGGTGCCTGGATGTGGCCCAGAACTACAAGACCCTGTATGTGATGGGCTGCTTCGGCGCCCCTATGACCGCGGCTAACAAGAAGCGGTACACCCAGAACCACACCTACAACAAGCAGGCCGCCCGGACGAAGATGATTAACGCAGTGAGCGCCGATACTTTCGGGTTCGATTGTGTTTGCTTAATCAAGGGGCTTCTGTGGGGCTGGTGCGGCGATAAGACCAAGACCTACGGCGGCGCAAGCTACGCCGTCAACGGAGTCCCGGACATCGGAGCCGACACGATGATTACCAAATGCAAGGATGTGTCAACCGCTGGCTGGGCCAACATGGAAGTAGGCGAGGCTCTGTGGGTGAAGGGCCACATCGGCATCTACATCGGAAACGGCCTGGCCGTAGAGTGTACGCCGTCCTGGGAGAACAAGGTGCAGGTGACCGCTGTGAAGAACATCGGCGCCAAATCCGGCTACAATGCCCGTACCTGGACGAAGCACGGAAAGTTGCCGTATGTGACCTACACCGGGGCCACCATCAGCGCCCCGTCCACCGGGAACGGCGGCACCTCAAAGCCCAGCACTGGCACCACCACGGCTGCCGATGACCTGAAGGTGGGCGACATCGTCGAGTTCACCGGCGACACCCACTACACCAACAGCAACGCTGCAACCGGCGTGAAGTGCAAACCCGGCAAGGCGAAGGTGACCGTCATCGCAAAGGGGGCAAAGCACCCCTACCACCTCGTCAAGGAGGCGGGCGGCGGCTCCACCGTCTATGGCTGGGTTGATGCCGCCGACATCGCTACCGGCGATGAAGAAGAGGTCTATACCGTGGTCGCTGGCGACACGCTCTGGGGCATCGCACAGAAGAAGCTCGGGAGCGGCGCCCGGTGGCAGGAGATCTCGAAGCTGAACGGCTTGACATCCACGAATATTGTGGTCGGCCAGAAGCTGAAGATCCCGAACTGATATGGGCGGGCTGATAAGCGGCATCGCATCGGCGTCCGTAGACCTTTTGGCCCTGGCTGTGTTCATCTACTGGCTGTCCCGCCTCGTCCGCTGGGACGGGCGGGAGCGGTGCGATGAAACACAGTGTGATACCTGTCCGTTTCCTTGCGAGAAGCACGAAAACCGATGATTTTATTGGAGGTGTACCATGCCTGAATTTCTCACGCAGCTGCTCCAGGCCGTCATCGCCGCCGCCATTCCGGTGTGCGGGGCGTACCTGATTAAGTTCCTGAACCAGAAATCCGCCCAGATCGCGGCGGAGACCGACAGTGTGGAGATGAAGAACCTGATCGAGCAGGTGAACGACGCCGTAACCAAGGCCGTCACCTACACCACGCAGACCTTCGTTGACTCACTGAAGAAGAACGGCATCTTCGATGCCGAAGCGCAGGCCGAAGCCCTGCAAAAGTCCCTGGATAAAACAATGGCTCTTCTGTCTGAAGTGGCAAAGAGCGCCCTGGAGGAGATCTACGGAGACCTCAACGAATATTTGACCGTGCGGATCGAGGCCGAAGTGAAGAGCCAGAAAGGGAAGCCCACCGCTGTCCTGAATGTGACCGGAACAGCCACGGAGAACACGGACGAGATCGACGACAGCGGACGTTCGGCGCAGCTCATTACCGAACTGCTTGGCATGAGCTCCGACGCCCTGAAGGAAAAGGCGACCGAATACGGCGTCGCCATTGATGGCCTGACCACGAAGAAGGAGATCGCCGAGGCAATCGTGGTGGCCATCCTGAACAAAGCGTAAACGGGTCTTAACCTCCGCCCGTTTCGCCCGTCATTTGGGGAGGCCGGTGCCCCCTCACTTGACCTCCGACAACTGAATGACGGTATATACACGCACCCCCGTTCCGGCCGTTTGGCAGGGACGGGGGTGTTTTTTTGTTTTTCAGGGAGAAGCGGGGGATACCTCGAAAAATCCCGGGAAAAGGCCGGGAACACGGGAACAGGGGAGAGGGAGTATAATTCCATACCTGGGCCGCAGAAGGACACACAGGGCCTGGAAATGGCCTCCTGCGGGAAGGCGGAGAAGTATCACATTTGCACGGAAAATCAATGCACATAATGCACAAATCTCGAAGTCCGTATTTTACAAAATGTTCTCACGGGCCTTTTAGAACTTTCAGATACACTTATACCCTGGCCTGGAAAACCCGCCAAAACTGTTTCTAAGGGCTTCTACGAGCAAATCACCCAAAACATTGATTTTAGAAAATATTTCTGCAAATATGAAATAAACACTTGACTTTATACGTCGGTAAGTTATAGTTAAGTTACGGTAATTCAAAACATACCGACCGATAGGAGGCGCCATAGATGCAGACAGTGAAAATGAGCGCAACGGCCCTACGAGCCATCATGGGAGAGGCGTTCGACGGCGATATGTACGAGCGTGGCCGCCAGGAAGCCAGAGAATTCTTCAAGAAATACCCGGAGAAACGAGAAGCCAAGGTTGAAGAAATCAAGCGAAACCTGGAATACGGCGTAATCCGCGGATACTTCGGACCGTCCTACTGGATCGGATGCCTCTGCGAAGCTGATTTTACATGGTAAGAAGGAGGAGAAAAAGATGAAATACCTGGTTCAGTGTCAGCACCCCGATGGGTCGATCGCCTGCGAGATGTGCAGCGATATTCAGATCATCGAAATGTTCGGCTTCCGAGATTGCACCGACTGCGAGTACGAGGTGTACGATGTGATCCGGTTCGGAGTTGCTGAAAAGCTGGTACACAAGACGGCTTCGGAGGCTCCGTTCAACTATCACGAGTTCTGCGACAGCAACGGAATGGTTCTGTTCGGCGGATACAGCTCGGAGCATTAAGGAGGGATCGGAAGTGAAGAGCAAGCCGTACAAGGTGTCCGGGAAGCTGTTCAGATACGATTTCGACAGCAGCACGGTCGAGTACATCTCGAAGGCAGAGCCCGAGGACATCGAGGCGGAGCGGGAATGGATGGAAAGGCATGACAAGCCCCTCTACGGCATCGGGGCTGACGGGTACATGGTGCTGGACACCATCGGCCTGAACCGAAAGAACTGGGAGAACCGGGCTGCCCGGGATGAATACCTGTCCGGGTGGGCCGTGGATCTGGACGCCGAAGCGGAGGCGCTGGTGGCCGATTTCCTTAGATGGGAGATGTGAGAAAATGGAACTGAAATGGTACGAGAATGTGAACACCGGGACGGGGAAACGGTTCTGGTGGACGCAGAGAGACAAGTTCGGGAACTGTTTCGAGATTTACGGCACCACAGAAAAGAAGTTCGTGCTTTTCGTAAACGGAACTGCGAACTCGGAATACGGAACACTGCCCGAGGCGCAAAAGGCGGCAACCCACATGTGGAATGTTTGCAGGCCGCAGCAATTCAGGTTTTTGGAGATGCTGGACGGCCCCTGGAGAAACGACGCCTGCATCGGGTATGCACAGATGGCGATGCGGCGGGCAGAACTCGACGAAGACACCGTCTGGAAGGTGCTGAAAGAGCTGAACCGCTGCTTTGACGATGTATCGGTCGAGGAGGCCGGCGCCTACTATGCGGGAGGTGACAGATGATGAACCCGGAGTTCATGGCCGACCTGGTCATCCACCTGTTTCTCCTGTGCGTGTTACTGCTGGTGCTGGGCGTCGGCTGCCTGATCGCCGACTTCGTGTTTCCGCACATCCGACCGCTCCAGAAGTGGCTCGACAGCCTGCCGGAGTATGAGGACGATGCGGAGATCGCCCGCCTGTATGAGGAGGAGCGGCGGAGACGCCGGGCCCGCAGAAAAGCAAGATGGAAGGGGATGATGAAATGAAAGCTGTGCAGTATTTCGAGAAGTACCGGGACAGGATCGTCAGCCGGGACGAAGCGGAAACCATCAAGGCCATCGGCGACCTCGTGCTGGAGTTGAGCGAGGAAGCCAAGAAGATGATCGCCGCCAGACACGTCAGGACGAACAGTGGGGCGGCGGCCGTACTGCTGGAGCTGAACCAGAAGTACAACGCCATCTGCAACCTGTTCGAGAAAACCTATGGGGCGTCGCCGCTTGTGAAAAGCGGGTTCCTCACCTACTGGAGGAAACAGATCCCGGAGCTGGAACGGTATCTCTGATACCGGAGATTTTTTATTGCCAGACGATTACCGAAATATAAGTTTTTAGAGATATTACGGAAATTTGGGGGTATGAACGTGAGAGAAAAGACCGTGAAGGTAGAGGTGGAGAAGCGCGTCTTCATTGCGGAAGACGGGACGGAGTTCCAGACCGCCCAGGAGTGCGTGGACTATGAGAACGGCTGCGTCGCACAAAGAGCTGACGCCATAGTTGCGAAGCTGCCGCATTTCACATATTCCCCGGTATGGATCGACCCGGACTATTGCTGGGAGTGGTACTTCGTATCCAACGAAGAGGAGCTCCGCGCTGTGGAAGTAGCTATCCTTAGCGAGGAGACGGACACAAGGGGATTTACCCCGGAGCACTACCCGACGTGGGTCGCAATCAGCGTAGATCTGGAAGGCTACGGGGACATCGTCGGGACACCTGAGAAGATACTCCAGAAGCTGGACGGCATCAAAGCTGAGATTGTCGCTGAGATTGAGGGGCGCGGGGGTGGAAAGCTGTGAAGATTTTATCCTGCGGGGCAGGGATGCAGTCCAGTGCTCTTCACCTGATGAGCTGCGAGAACGCTCTTGCAATGAGAAAAGGGAAGCTCCCGGTGTGGCCTGATGTTCCAATTTACGACGTGTCCATCTTCTGCGATTTGGGCTTCGAGCCTCCCTGGGTGAAGAAGCAGGTAGAGTTCCTGAAGGATGCCGGCCACTCTTGCGGGGTCCCTCTGGTGGTGCTGGAGTCCCCGCTCTACGAAGACTTCATGCAGAACTTCGGTGAGAGGCGGACCATCAGCATACCGTGGTGGACCATCCGGGATGACGGCCACAAGTCGAAAATGCCGAGAAACTGCACCATCGACTACAAGGTGGAGCTGATTTCCAAATATGTCCGCTGGGAGCTGCTGGGCTACAAAAAGGGGCAGCGGCTCCGCGAGGAGGACAAGAAGGCGCACGAGATGCACATGGGGTTCAGCGCCGAGGAAGCCCGCCGGTGTAAAGAGAGCCCAAACCCCATGTTCGTCAACAGGTTCCCCCTGGTGGAGATGGGCCTGACCCGGGCGGACAACTTCGCCTACATCAAGGACGTGTGGGGACTGGAAACAAAGGCTTCGGCCTGCACCTTCTGCCCGTTCCACAAAAACTTCTTCTTCAAGCACCTGAAGGAGAATGAGCCGGAGCAGTACGCCCAGCTGGTGGAGATGGACGAGCTGCTGCGAGATAAGAACCCGAAGCCCCCGATGGACAGCGACCTGTTCATCAGCCGGAGCCGCAAACGGATCGAGGATCTGACCGACGAGGACTGCGACGATGCCGAGTGCTTTGAATACTGCGGGAGGCAAATATGGAACGGGTTTTGACCGGTTGCGAAGCAGAGCAGATCGAGCTGTTCGACAGCTCCCCAGCCGAGTGCTGCCAGAATTGCCACTGGTGGGCCCCGCTGGTAAAGCCGTGGGTCAGAGATGACGGGAGCGCCATCTATGGGTATTGCTTTGCGGGCGGAAGCAAGGATTACAGCGTGAACATGGGAAAGGGGTTGCCGGTATTTTACGCACCAACCTCCGGCGTTCCGTGTCAGAACTTCAAAAAGAGGAGGAGAGCAAATGCCTGAAAGCAGAGTGTTCGTCCGAGAGATCGAACCGGGGGTAGAGCTGTTCCGGGATGCCGTGACCGGCATCGCCTGGGCGGAAGATCACAGGGCCGGCCTCGGCGTCAGCGTACATCCGAACATCGACGAAAGCGGAAGCGTCGAGGGCATGGTGGCCCGGGGCTGGTGGAGGGCCAGCGACCGAGTTGTGAGAAGCCACGGATGGATTTACAACATCGACCGATTTTCCTGCGACGACGGAGAGCCTATCGAGGCCATCGTGGCTGAAGAGTGTATGTGCCCGGCCTGCATCGAGCGCCGGGCGAGGCAGGGAGAGCGGAAACGGTATGTATGCCCCGTCTGCCACAACGCCGAGCACCTGCCCGGGGCGAAGTTCTGCATGATATGCGGGACAGCGTTCCCGTTATCAAATCAGGAGGAGGCGTGATTGAAAATGGAAAATCCGTTTGTAAATGACCCGTTTTCGTTAGTCTGGCAGGCGTTCAAGAACCTGTATCCAGGCAAAGAGTGCAGCGCAGAACTGCTCCCGGAGATCCCGCCCGACGATGACGGTGAAAAGGGATATGGCTTCACAGAATTTCGGGATGACGGGACTGTCCTCGTTGCCGTGGATGCCGGGCTCCGGGTGGCCGATGCCGTCGAGGTTCTGGCGCATGAGCTGGCCCATGTGGCTGTCGGCTCCGAAGCCTACCACGGAGACTCCTGGAAGGAAGCCTTTGACGCTATCTTCCGGGAGTATGGCCGTATCGCAGAAGAGATGTTTGGAAAGCAGGAGGGAGCAGAATGAGGTACACGCCCATCAACGGCGCCGAAGATGCCGTAAGCCGTGTATCCGGCCTCGGCTATGACCATTTCGTGATTTGCACCTATGAGACCAGCTGGCAGCGGGAGCAGGGGGAGCCCACCATCCGGGTCGAGTACGATGCCGGCCGAGCCGTTGACGTATTCCTCGATGGCTGCTGGATGAACCCGTGTGTGGAGCTCCGGGGCGTAGGTTTCGACGGGAACGAAGAAGCTCTCTGTATCGGCGGAACAGACGAAGATTTGAACGAGGAAGGGGAGTTTATTGAATGGCCGGAATTGGAGTAGACCTGAAAGCTATCGTCCTGAAGGCTTCAAAGGCGGGCGTCGAGCTCACCATGAGTTTCGAGGAGCCCCAAGTGATGATTTTGAGGGCAAGGAGAGGAAGTTTCACCATCTGCGTAAAACTGATGCCCTGGGAGATCGACCCGGTTGTCTGGCGCCAGGGGACGCAGTTTGAGCGCATCGTGGAAGATTTGATTTACCGACTGGACAAGGCGGAACAGAAAATGATCGAGACAGGAGGCACAGAAAAATGAAAGAGCAGTTCATCGAGATTTTCAACGACCACATTAAGCGGCCTGGGGCGAGTGCGCTCCTGGCCTGGCTGGAGAAGTCCGACTTCTTCGCATCGCCGGCCTCCACCTGCTTCCATCTTTCGGAACCGGGCGGTCTGGCAAAGCACAGCATCCACGTCTATGAGCGGCTGCGGGAGCTTTACAGCAATGAGCTCGCCAGGAACACCGATGGGCCTGTCATCCTGTCCGACGAGGACGAGGAGAAGATCGCTATTTGCGGCTTGCTCCATGACATCTGCAAAGTCGGATGCTATAAGCAGGAGCCGAGAAACCAGAAGACCTACGATCCTGAAAAGGTGAAGAAGGCCCAGAAGTGGCAGGTCAAGCACGACGACCTCGGCGACTTCGTCTGGGAGACTGTCATGGGCTACAAGTTCGACGAGGACTTCGTTTACGGCCATGGCGAAAAGAGCGTCTACATCGCCTCTGCATACATTAAGCTGACCAGGGAGGAGGCTGTGGCCATTCGTTTCCACATGGCGGCATGGCAAGACGGGGAGAAGCAGAATGCAGGCAAGGCTTTTGAACGGTACAGCCTCGCCGTCATGCTTCATATCGCCGATCTCCAGGCCACATACCTCGACGAGGTGGAGCAAGATGGATGAATGGGTAGCCATTGAAGGATACCGCTGGCCGTATCGCATCAACCGGAAAGGCTGCGTACAGAAGAAGATGGAGGATGGGAGCTGGTACACTCTCAAGCCGTATACGTCCGGCCGATCCCGGGTAGCGGTGAAGCTGCGGAGCACCGACAACCGCAAGATCGACGTGCCGGTAGTTTGGCTGATGGCCGACGCCTTCATGGGGGGCCGGCGGCCTGGATACGGTATCGTCCACCGGAACGGGGCCAAGTTCGACTGCGAACTGGAAAACCTGAAGTTCGTCCCGCTCGAAGAGTGTGGACGGCTCTCTTGCAGATCCCGGCGGCGGGCGGTCGAGAAAGTTGACCGCAGCGGCAGAGTGGTGGCCATTTACGCCTCGGCCAGAGAGGCGGCAAGAAAGAATTTTATCAGCCAAAATTCCATCTGGGCCCGGTGCAACGGAAAAGTGAAAGATCCGTTCCGACTGGATGACCACGACTACCGTTATGAGCAGAGGAGGAAGGGAGCATGAAAATCGAGGCAAGGCCCTGGAAGCCACAAGACCTCATTGATGACCTCCAGGAGATGATCGACGAGGAGCCAGACCGATACCTGAACGACCGCCGCACTACGCTCTGTATGGCCAGAGACCACCTGAAGAAGTATTTCTCGACCTACTTCGAGAACAAGCCTCTGACGCTGGAGCAGCTGCGAGGGATGGATGGGGAGCCGGTGTGGGTGCAAACGCCCGGGATACCGCAGTATGGACGCTGGGTGATCGTGGCGGGCGTCGATACGGAGTACGGGCAAAGGACTCTGTACTGCCAAGGCGACTATACCTGTCGGAACTACGGGCGGGACTGGATCGCCTACCGGAGAAAGCCGGAGGAGTGACGGGATGAAGAACAGACCATATATCGACGAAGAAGGCAGGCTACACCTGTTTTCGCTCTGCGACGGGACGCTGATTTTCCTCCAGGAGCTCGTGACGAGCCTGAAGCAGATGGGGTGTTCCGACATCCGATACGGCCAACAGGTCTTGGCGGAGGGTATGCCAGAAGGAAAGCCTTGGATGAACTGCCTGTTCGAGGCGAGCGGCCAGTTGCCGGGCTGTCTCTGGCCTGGAGCGCAGGTTCTTGAGATAAGCCCGGGGAAATATGGGCTGCTCGGCCCGGACGCACCCGTAAGGCCGGTCGTGAGAGAAAATCGGTTTCAGGACAGCGCCATGCACAAATGGCTGGCCACGGAGTTTTTCGAGAAGTTTGGAAAAGAGATCCGAAACGATTTGCTGAAGGAGGTGAGCAAAGATGAAGGCAATCACGATCCGGCAGCCCTGGGCGACACTCATTGTCTCTCTGGATGGGAGCGGACGGCCGCTCAAAGCCGTGGAGACAAGGGGGTGGAAGACGAGCTACCGGGGGCCGCTGGCGATCCATGCGGGGAAGACCGTGCCTGATATGTTCTTCATGGGTATGAGCGAAGCCGATGCGGACGCCTTCCTCTCCGCCGGCCTCGACGGCGACCAGGCCATAGCCTGCCTGCCGTATGGGGCGATTGTGGGGAAGGTAACGCTGGTAGACTGTGTACCCATAGAACAGCTCTATGGCAGCGGCCTCGATACGCCCCGAGAGCGGGCGTTCGGAGACTGGAGGCCCGGGAGATATGGGTGGATCTTGGCGAACCCCATCCTGTTCAAGTCCCCGAACCCCACGAGAGGAAAGCAAGGGCTTTGGGAGTGGACGCAGGAGGAGAACAAAGAATGAGGCAAGAAATTCAGCTCAATGGAGGGTGGACAATGGAGTATAAGCCGAACGTGGTATTTGATTTCGACGGTGTCATCCACAGCTACATGTCTGGCTGGAAAGGGGTAGCAGAGATCCCCGACCAGCCGGTTCCCGGAATTAGGGAAGCCATAGCCGAACTCCGGCAGCTTGGGTATAGGGTGGTGGTCGTTTCGACCAGGTGCTCCACTGCTGAAGGAATGGGAGCTGTCCGGCGCTATCTTCGGGACAACGGGATCGAAGTAGATAGTGTTCAGATGGAGAAACCTCCGGCGCTTTGCTACATCGACGACCGGGCCATCCGATTTGACGGACATCCCGAAACGCTGGTGGAAAAGGTCAGAAATTTCAGAACGTGGATCGAGGCCCCCAAGAGGAACAACGCTCCGGTCGAAGGGCTCCGGCCCTGCAAAGCCGTCACCTACGAAAAGGGAAACGGGGAAAAGGTCAAAGGACGCTTCCACGGCTGGGGGAGCAACTATGAGGAGTTCGAGACCGGCCCTGGGAACTTCACCACCGCCATCATCGAACTGGACAACGGAAGGATCGTGAGCTGCCCGGCAGAAACCGTTCAGTTCCTTGACAGGGAGGATCTGGGAAATGAGGAGTGAGCTCTGGGGCCTTCGGAAGGTTGATACGAAGGAGCCGGTCTACATCTACTGGGCGTCGAGCAACAGGCACCGGGCCCTGTTTGTTCGCCGGGACGAAGCGGAGAAAGCCTGTCTGAACCCCATGAACAAGGGCATGGAGCCGTTTCGTATCACCGGGGCAGACATCGGAGAGCCAGAAAGGCACGGACGCTGGGAAATCCATTTTGAACACTGGGCCCCGTACCAGAGGTGCAGCGTTTGCGGATTTGAAATCCCACTCACCTCAAGCGAGGAAAAGGCGGAAGCCAGCCTATATAAGCGTTGCCCGGAGTGCGCCGCGAAAATGGATGAAGTTGTTTACCCCAAATGGGAAAGAAGCCCAAAACGCGAAGAAAGGAGTTAGCACCAATCCTGGTAGACCAGGTTGTCGGAAGATTGATAAGTCCGGCGTAAAACTGTCTGTTACAGCGTGAGGGCCCTGCGGGCCGATAGCATGGGAGGATTAGGCCGTTGACCGCAGCCGGTTTGGTTTGTGGTCGGTGTGAAGCATATTGCGAGTGTAAGTTTTGGCAAGGACAGCTTGGCTATGCTGTTGTTACTCATAGAGGAAGGATGGCCACTGGACGAGGTCGTGTTCTATAACACGGGCATGGAGTTTTTGGCCATCTACCGCATCAGAGACAAGGTCGTGCCGATTCTGGAGAAGCGCGGAATAAAGTTCACGGAGCTTCATCCTGGGTACGACTTCGAGTGGAAGATGTTCGACAAGCCGGTGAACGGGAAGAATGGCATCCACCACGGTTATTCCTTGTGTGGAGGGAAGTGCCGCTGGGGCACAAGGGACAAGCTCTCTGTCGTGGAGCGGTACTGTAAAGGCGCTGTCGAATACGTTGGTATTGCAGCGGACGAAACGAAGCGTCTGGAGAAAGAGCGCAGCGGGCACAAAGTGTTCCCGCTGGCGGAGCACGGAATGACAGAGGCGGATTGCCTTCGATTCTGCTATGACCGGGGCTTCTTCTGGGAGGAAGATACGGAGATAGGGCCGGTCAGGCTATATGACATACTCGACCGTGTTTCCTGCTGGTGCTGCGCCAATAAGAACCTGAAGGAGCTGCGAAATATCTATCGCCTCCTGCCGGAATACTGGCGTCGGCTTGAGGCCCTGCAACGCAGAACAGACCGACCGATGAAGGGCAAAGGGAAAAGCGTCTTCGAGCTAAAAGAACGGTTCGGGAAGGAGATCGAACATGAAAAAGACTGACATTAAAATCGGGCACACCTACTCCAACGGAAAGGGACGGCTCCGCAAGGTGGTGGACATCGGGCCGCAGTATAAACTCTACGACGGCCAGGGGTGCAACGAGAACATGAGGCACGAAGTCGTCAACGACGGAAGCAAGAGCAACCGGACGGCTGGGGAGCAGCACAACATGACCTTGGCCGCCTTTGCCTCCTGGTGCAAGGAGGAGGTGGAGTGATATGCCGATAAAGAACTACACCACGAAGGTTCCGGCGGTGCAGACGGTCGGTGAGATCCAAGGGCTCCTGGCCGCTCATGGTGCCCGAAGGGTGATGATGGACTACGGGGATGACGGCAAGGTGCTTGCCGTCGCCTTCGGGCTCGACTGCTGCGGGATGATGCGCGGCTTCCGGCTGGAGGCAAAGCCGGACGGGGTAATGTCTGTCATGGCCAGGGAGCGCCTGAAGTGCGATGCTGAACAGGCAGAGCGCATCGCCTGGAGAAACGTGAAGGACTGGATCGCCGCCCAGGTGGCCCTGGTGGAAACGGAGCAGGCCACGATGGACGAGCTGTTCTTCCCGAAGCTGGTGGATCAGAACGAGCGGACGCTGTATGAGGCGTTCCAGGCCGGCCATCTGATGCTGGGATCTGGAGGCAACCTATGAGCGATAGCGATACGACCAGATATAAATGGATGCCGGCATATAGATGTCTCGGCTGCGGAAGATGCTTTCGTCACGGAGAAGAAGTCGAAATGACGGAGCATCAGGCAGGCGTGCTCGCCGCTGCTCTCGGAAATCACTCGATTACAGATGAACGCGCAAGAGAAAGCGTCCCCCAAACGGTATATCACGACTGTTTCGGAGACGGCCACCAGTTCGGAACTGTCATATTTGCCGGGTTCGTAAAGGTGAAGAGTGGATTTGTAAAGGTAAATGGGAAAGACTTGAAAGGAGAATGAAAGCATGAAAAAGAGCGGACTTATCGTAGCCGGCATTGTGGCTGCCGCCATCATCCTCGTGGTGGTGATGGTGGCCGGCATCAATAACCGGGCCATCTCCCTGGAGGAACAGATCAGCGGGGCGGAGGCACAAATCAGTGTGGCCGAGAAGCGGCGGGTTGACCTCGTTTACAATCTGGTCGATACGGTGACGGCCTACCAGGAGTATGAGGGAGAAACGATGCTGGCCATCACAGAGGCTCGGGCATCGGCCCAGGCTGGAGATGCCGACGGGGCCATGACCGTCCTGAACGCCGTGTCGGAGCAGTACCCGGAGCTGAAAGCGAATGAGAACTACCAGCAGTTGATGACGGAGCTGGCCATGACGGAGAACTCCATCGCCCAGTACCGCAATAACTACAACGAGCAGGTGAAGGCGTACAACAAGTTCGTCCGTCAGTTCCCGAACAGCATCATCCTGGGTATCATGGGCTATGCCCCCATCGAAACGCAGTACACCGACTACGATGCGCCGGAGGACGCCCCAACAGACCTGTTTGGAGACTGACATGGAGATCAAGAAAAGAGAGGTTCTGTTCGGCGTCATCATCGTACTGGTGATGCTCGCCGCCGGCCTCGGTATCTCCGGGGCCATCAGGGAGCACGCACAGAGCGAAGCTGAAAAGTACACAACGGCTGTCAGGGTGGAGGATGCTACCCAGTTTGAGTACGGAATGAAGACCGATTTCGGGAACGCCCTGGTTTACGGGGAGCTGCTGGCCCTGGAGCCGGTATCCGATCCGGCCCTTGAGGGAGAGTACCTGACCATCTGCAAGACGATGGAGCGGTACACCATGCACACCAGGACGGTCACCTACACTGACTCAAACGGGAAAACGCAGACCCGTACTGAAACATACTGGACGTGGGACTACGCAGGCTCCTGGGAGCAGGAGAGCAAGACCGTGTCGTTCCTCGGCCACGAGTTCCAGATCGGGCAGCTGTCGCTGCCCGGGGACAGAACGCTGCGGCTAAAGAATGGAGATGCCTACCTGTACGAAGGGTCGCACATCCGCTACTACTTCAGCGGCCTGCCTTCCTCGTTCAACGCCACCATTCACGCAGACCTCCGGGGAGGGGACATCGGAGAAAAAGCCGAGGTCTTCATGGAGAAGACCCCGGCCGAGGTGGTAGACGACCAGCTGAACGGGCAGAATATCTCGGTCATCGCGTTCTGGGTGGTGTGGCTGCTGCTGACCGGGGGAGCTGTGGTCGGCTTCCTATACCTGGAGAATAGATGGCTCGACGATTAGGAGGGACGGATGAAAGACGGTGTTTACTGCTCCAACGGGAACTGCCCGTTCGAGGACTGCGAAGGCCACCTGAAGCACCTTGCCGGGCGGGAACCGGAAGGGGAAGTTCGCATCGCCGGTCTGGACGGCGTATGCCGGCGGTATATCGGCTGGCTGGTCGAGGAAGTCCGGGAGACCAGATAGGAGCGTTTCCTGCGGTTCGCAGCTACCATTCCATCATTCGGGCATATTCCAGCGGTTTTAGGCGGGCCATAGGCATGAAGAGAGCGCAGGGGCGATTGCCTCTGCGCTCTTTCCTTATGCCCTGATGCCGGCAGCGATACGGTCTACCGTCGGCTTGATTTCGTCATAGTTGCACTCGATGGCCACCAGATCCACACCGGGGAACTGATACCCCAGGTTGACCGTGTCTGTGGCAAAGACCAGCTTGTCCCCGTCCGTCCGGCTGCGAATCAGGAAGCCCATAGGCTCCGCCGCGTCATGGAAGGTGGGGAAGGGGAGCACGTCAAAGCTGCCCAGGGCCACCTTGAAATTGCCCAGGCCGTTGGTGCGAAAGCCGGAGGCGTCCTGGGAGGGGTCCTGGTCGAAGTATTCCACCGAGGTGACGCTGCTGTAGGGAATGGTCAAGTCCCCCCAGCCGGAGGCGTCCACGGTGAGGGCGTCTGTCCCGTAGACATACTGGATGTCCCCGCTGAACAGGGACCAGGCCAGGAAAGCGCCGAACGCCAGGACAAGCACCGCAATCAGGACGATACTCCGGGGCTTGACGGGGCGTTTCTCCACCTTGCCCTCCGCCACCTGGCTCTTGTAGAAGCGGTAGGAGTAGCGGG